ATAAAGAGAAGTACCTTCCAAGCTTACGACATCCCTTATCAGAGGCTAGACAAGATTGCCATTGGTGTGGAGATCAATGCTTGGGGATGGCTCGAAGAAAAGAACGGTAAGTTCTACAACTACGTTGACAGAACAGTTCCGAAGGAAGAGGTGTGTGAGCTCGAGACTCCGTACAAAGGACACAGATTCTACCATAGATATTCTGACGAACAGATACGCAGTGTAGAAAATCTGTTGAGATACTGGAACGAGATCTACGGCATCCCGTTAGACTACAGCGAAGAAGATATGTGGAGCGTATCTAAGAAGGCATTGCGTGGCGAGGCTGGACTGTACACCCACAACTCTGTACGTAAGGACAAGACAGATATCTTCCCCCAACCTGAAATGATTGAAATGATTAAATCGTTATCTTAATGAAATGGCTGGTACAGTTAATTATGATAAGCTCATTGATGAGCTGCAGCGCTCAGTGGCACCTAAAGCGAGCGGTGAAAAAAGATCCTATGATTCTGGAAAAAGACACGCTGGTTGTGACGGACACGGTTGTAGTGCCGCCTGTGGTTACCACGGATACTGTGATTACGAAGCAACAAGATACTATAGTAGTAGAAAAGGAAAGGCTGAAAGTGAAAGTAATAAGGAATGTGGACACACTTATTATAGACGCGAAATGCGACTCGGATACGATAGTGAAACAGATTGAAGTACCATTTGAAAAAGTTGTATATGTTGAACAAAAAACATTCTTGCAAAAGATACAGGGATTAGTTTTTTACTTTGCGCTAATACTCTTAGCACTGGCAATAGGAAAAAGACTAATCGATAAGTATCTGTTTAATGAGTAAGAGAAAGAAAGACAATACCCCCAGAAAGATTGAGTATTGTGAAATAGAGCCAAAGGAGTGTGACGGGCAATGCTGTTACGCTAAGGCTAAAAAAAAGAAGGGTTCCCGTTAAGGAACCCTTCGCTGCTTAGAGATGACTATGAGAAAAGCAGGATAAGAATCAGGTCAAAGATACGCAAAGGTTAGTCTTCCTCTACATACTCTGGTGCGAAAGTTCTTAACACATCTATTAAGACGTCTCCTACTTCTTCCTTGAGTATAAGCGAGTCTGTGATGCCATCACTAATAACAGCTGTTATTCTATTCTTTATTGTGTGTGTTGTGTCCTCACTATCGGATACTTCTATGTCGTTCCTTTTGAATATACGCTTCCAATTCTCTAGTGACTTAACGTACTGTGCATTCCTAACAGCTATCTGTTCCTCTGCCTTCTTGTTTCCGTAGAGTATGTTGGCGTGGTCGCACCCTATCAGGGAGCTGATATCTGTAGCGCCCATATGGAATTCATCCTGCAGGATCAGACCTAGGCAGTGCCTGCTGATCACGTTCTCCCTCTTTCTGGTGGCTTCTAATGGATTAAGTTTATATCGGCGCTTATATTCTCTAGTTATTTTTTTAAACAGCTTAGGCGGCATTTTAATTTTTGAGTGAGTACCCATAGTATTTAATTTAATTGTTAGAGTAGATTCTTTAATCTAGATAATTCTTTATTAAGCCTTTGATTTTTAGCTTGAAGTTCTGCGATATGCTTCTTGTACACCTCTACCTTCTTGATCTCCATCTTGTAGCTGTTGACTGTATTAATGGATCTTCTTAGCTTTTTTGACAGATCTAGAAACTTGAAGTGTACATCTCTGACATCGTTACCATCGGCTATGGTCTTGGGGACCACGCCGTTCTCCAGAAGCATATGCTGTATCTCTTGGTTGATGTTGTCGTATACAATCCTATAATCAGAGTCGAACCTATAGTTCATCTCGTGATTCTTGCATCCCCATATAACTGTTGCGTGATCACGCCCAATGATCTTGCCGATTTTCTGCAGGGACATTCTAGCATTCTCCCTTACTGCGTGGCAGAATGCGTGTCGGTGTATTACATTTTCGTGTAGTCTGCTGCTAGTGACGTTGTTGTTCTTTGAGTACTTGTTCCAGTAATCCTCTAGCTGCATAAAGGATAGACGTACCTGTAGCACGTCCTCGATTTCTCGTTGAGTTTTATTCATAGTCAATTAAATTAAGTGGTGAGAGGGGTTGTAAAGACCCCTCTCTTGAATTACATTCTTCGCTTAGCTCCCACAGCCTTCGCATTCCGGGTTGTCGATTGAACACGCATTGCTATTCTTTTCGCTGGTTGCTAGTTCGTTTACGAAGTCTGCGAAGTCTTCGCTGAGGTTGATATCTTCAGCCATATCATAATGTATTTTACAGGGTTAAACAAAGGAGATGCAAGGTACAAAATATAACCTGACAGTTATTTAATTTTGTCCGTAATCTCCACCCCTAAATCGATATGATAATAGCCTACAACCTTGTCGATAAACTGGCGCTGTGAAAACTCTGAGGTCTTTGGCATACCCCTTGTTTCCCAAGAGGGTTCACCTATCTCAAGTATCCTGAACGCCCATACACCAACGGGTGTTGAATTGATATACACCGGTGTGGTGCCGAAGTTAACAGCTCTTAATATGAGTGCATCATACTTCTTCTTTTCAATCAGTAAATCATCGTAGTGTCTCTTCCTACACTTAAGCTCTACGTCTAAGTTGTGAGACTTAGAGTAGCAGTCATACCTTGCCATCTGTTTATGGCTTGGCGTTAGGTCTGGTATGAAGCTGTTCTTTAAGGCTTCGAACAGCTCTTGTTCTTTGATAAACATATTAAAGTCCTAGAGAGTCTGTTCGTATCTTATTCAACTTATCTAAATCGTAGTGCTTCTTGATGTGCTTGTTCAGATTACCTGACAGCTCACGATGCTTTTCCTTAGTCATAGATTCGATGGCGTGCTTCCAGTCCCTTGGTGTAGAGCATAGCAAACCTGTTACGTTGTTCTCTATGCTTTCCTTGTAGGGAGTGGTGTTGGAAGCTATGATAGAGCTCCTTGTGTATCCTGCCTCAACAACCTTTAGGTCACTCTTAGATTTGTTGAAGGTGCCGCCTTGAAGCGGCGCCAGAGAAACATCGAAGTTCTCATACATCTTTCCGTAGTCTCCAATGGTTCCGGGTTGCATTATGTGTGAAGCCTTGAACCTAGCTGGGTAGTCTTCTATATTCACGCAGTGCATTTGCTTTCCGGTGAAGTCATAAGATATCAGGTTGATGTCCTTGCCGTGGTTCTTCGCACCGAGGTAACCAAACCTTACTTCCTTGCTGGGCTTCTTCTTCTGTTGCCACTGACTGTGGGTAAGGTCCAGTGTGTTAGGTATGATGTGAACCTCTGCCTTTGGGTTAACCTTTGACATACGGTTACCAAGATACCTAGAAGGTGTCCAGATAATATCACACATCTTTATAGACTCTAGAATCTCAATAGACTTGTGCTTCTTATAAAAGTCGTGTGCCGCATTATGCTTTGGTAGTTCCCAGTAGTCATCGAGATCAAGCACCAGCTTGATGTCGTTAGCCTTGAGCCATTGGCTGAATGCCTTGTAATTGTTTACAGTACATCTTCGTGATACCACGATATGTGAGATGACTTCAGTATTGAATGTCTTCAGCTCATCGAAGTCCTTGAAGAAGTGCACACGCATACCTCTAGACATCAGCCTCAAGAATGGTGTCTGTAATCTGTGGAAGTTCACACCTTGCAGTGCGTCCAAAAATACTAGTACTATCTTATCTTGACTCATTGTACTGGGCTGCTGCAGATTTAATCATATCTAGTTCTCCACGAACGATCTTCTTGTACTGCTGTATCAGCTGGTATAAGAACTCTTCGTCTAGGATAGGATTGCCTTTGTCATCGTGGATGGATTCGTAAAGGTCTGTTGTTAAATCGTGCACCATATAAAGAGCCGTGTAGTAGGATTTACTCACGGCTTTTATATCCATAGCATTTAATTTTTGCTCTGAACTCATCTTTCTTTAATTCTGGGTTATATGTTGTTGACTGTGAAGTGAAAAACTTGGGGTTGTCATCTTCAACATATCCCTCAGCACGTAAGTAGTCTGCAAGAAACTTGGCACAGGTGATAGCATTGTCTACATCATAGCGACAGTTATAGGTAACGTCAATTGCGAAACGATCCACACAGAATGGATCGATCGTATCTAACTGTTCTTTAATGTGCTTGGTGTAGCTTTCCTTCTGGCTCTTTCTAATAGACCAGTGCTTGCCTGAATACCACTTGTTGAGGCTTGGCGGCTTAGGGAGGATGATTATGACTTCGTTATAATCTACGTACATATAACAAATCTAATCAATAGCAATCAGATTTCAAAATAAGTTTGCTCATTTTTTATCACCAATGGCTCAAATAATCTCCTGTGGGTATCAAGTGTCTCAAATCCAGTGCGCTCTATGTTCATCCTGAATAGGAATGGCTCGTCTAATGGGGTAGGTTCACCGCCAGTTTCTTGTGAGCGTACCTTACGAACGTGGAACTCCATAGTTCTACGTTCATCAGAGGTAGGTGCTTGAACTTTCCGGTGAAACGTTAAGAACGAATCAGAGCGGTTCACGAATTTACCGCCTCCTTCAGTCTGCTCTGCAAACGGAGCAACAGGTAATCCATCTGGACCCTTCTGTCTCTGCGCTTCAGTCACCGAGTGTGCGTTAAGCCACATAGCCATATCGTGTCTATTGGTGAAGGTCAACAGCTCACTAGCCGCTTCGTAGTGGTAGTCGTGGGTAGATAGTGCTGAGCCTTGACTCATCTGTATCTTCAAGCTGTTGTAAGGATCTATAAAGAAGCCTTGGTAGTTGCCCTCGTATTGGATGAGCTTCTCAGCAAAGATGATCAGATCCATATAGCTGTACACATCTGAGTTCGATATCACCTTGAAGTGTTCTGACACCCAGCTGAAAGCAGCTGTGCGCTCGGCATAGGTCATCATATTGATAGGGATGTCTAGTATAAACTCCATCAGTCGCATCTTAATAGCGGCTGTCTTATTCTCAGAGCTGTATATAATCCATCTCCATCCGTGGCGTATGGATGAATTCACCATCAGGTACAATGCCATCGTAGTCTTACCTACGTTAGAGTGTCCGTTGATAATAACAAACTCAGACTTGTATCTGAAGTACTGGTCTAGCCTTGCGTTGCCAGTGTCGAGACCTTTGGGGATCTCTCCAATGGCAAAGCGGTGTATCCATTGGTAGTCTGAATCAGAGTCGGAAATAAAAGACATATCCCCATCGTTGATGAGCATCTCTCTTTTTATCCGGTTCTCATTGTCAACCACGTCCTGCACAGGCATAGTCTTTCCGTGCTCAATACCTTCTCGTATGGTATTGACAGCTACCTCCTCGCTGTCAATATCTCGCTTGAGTATCTCTTTGATGAGTACACGCTTAGCTTCGTCTTCCTCTATACGTCCTGCAGCGATGAAGCCTCCTGCAAGATTCGCCGCCTTCAGCAGCTCTTGGTGTTTGGCTCCGTCCCCTGCCCTACGAATCATAGCGGCAAGAACAGCTAACTTATTGTAGTCTGTGTGTGGTGCGGACTGTGCAGTTTGGTTTTCACTGCGCTCTGAAAGAAGCGAAGAGAAAACCTTAGCGTCCTCGTTAATGATTATCTCTGGGTCGTATGACTCAAAGCATAGACGAGCTTCATTCTGTCCTGTAGGGTCTACTTCTAGCCCGTACTGACGTTCCATATAAGAAGATATGGCACGGAAGTGATCACGGTGTTTGCTAGGTGTAGATACTTTAACCAAAGCTTTAAGTCCGTCTCCACTTGGAGACACCCAACAGGCGAGTACGTAGTCATCTGTAGCTAGGACACGCTTGGATTCATCTACGTTTATGTGGTCAAAGTCTAATACGATGACACTGCTGTGCTCTTCTAAGTCGTTGTCTTTACGTCCAGAGAACTTCCCGCTGTACATCACTACAGGAAGCTCAAGCTTAGCTTCTTTGTCAGGAATCGGATTCCCGTTCTGGTCCACGCTGTGTACTCCACGGACCCTCTCTATCAAGGACTTCTGTTTGCCACTCTTGATACGCTCCAGTGAGGTTTGTATGGTAGTGTGTTGTGGGTTGGTCGTATCTCTGACGTTCTTGAACATCGTTATGGTTTTCTCTAGCATCTGAAATTAATTTTGTTGTATTGCTATCGTCATCACACACAGAATCGAAGCTGTTTAGGTTTTCTTTTCTTTCGATTGCAATAATAAGTAAAGTTATGTATCCGTGTAGGTCGTACAAAGTATCTATCGATTCTTTGCCTATCCCAAGACCCTTCAGCCGCATCAGCTTGTCATCCATCCTAGCTCCTAGAGACACGACGGCATCTCCATTTCCGAAGATGCCTAGTGGGTTGAGTGCGCTGTCGCCGTATGCCTCGTTCTTTTTTACTAAGAGATTCTTTGTGTTGTCACAAACTCTTTTGATATCATCCTTAGTCATCGAGTGAGTCTTTAATTAGTCTACCTATTTTCTCAGGATCTAAATCCATTATCCTACGTAGCTTCCTACGTTCTTCCAGCTTTGCCTTTTCATACTCTGCCTTGGAGCAGTCCTTGCCCAAGTTCTGGAACAGCTTTGCGTTCTGTTCGAGTACGCAGTCGATAATCTTCTTGTGTTCTTTGTTGTCTAAATAGGACATAATTAAAAAAGTTTAGTTTGATTGTCATTAGTACCATCCAAAGTCATCTATCCACACTGGAGTGCTCTTTCCCACGTATGTATTAAATGTATTGTACTCAAGGTAATCGATAGCTTCTTCTTCGCTCATATCTTCTTCACATAGTATCGAAATGCATTTCCTGCGTGAGTATACAACCTTCCAATTGTTTGGGTCAAACCCAACAATTGCATTATCAAAACCATCGGCAAACAAGATGTCATCTGTGTCTGCGTAGTGTTCTATGATAGCGTCTTTAATCTTGTTCGATTCCATAGTCATTGATATCACGCATACACGCATCGATAATCTTTGCGTATTGCTCTGATTTGTTTTTGGTTCTCATCATATTCTTACTGGCGTAGCGAGCAATCCTAATGATTGTCTCACGAGCTTCAGCTGTTCTGCTTGTCTTGTAGTTTGTCTTCATAAATTATTCTTTTACCTTGTAACCTAAAGACCGTATGTAGGATATTTTCTCATCGATCTCAGCTTTTTTTCTGATCAAATTTCTGGCGCTACATCCAAGGGCATCTGCCGCCTCCTGCTGTGTATCAAATTTTTTCAAGGCATACAGTATCATCCTAGTATGCCACCATTCAATGTTTAAGTTCTCTTCTTTCATCTCTATTATATTTAATTGTTCTCGTCCTTTCCTGTGAGGTATATGAATATCACACTCAATGCGATAGTCAAAAAAACCACAAACCATTTTAGCTGTATCATTCTCTTTGGTGTTAAAGGTTCACACTATTTGATAGACAAACTTTTTTGATGCTCCTCTTTGAACTTCAAAACTTTTTGTAGATCTATAGACGATTTAAGATGATGCTGCTTTTTGTTAATGTATGGTGTGTAATAATACTTCAACTTGCTCCTGTCGTAGTGGTAAGGACTAGCTGTAATGTACTTAGGTAAGTTGTACTTGTTTGCTTTCCCCTTCATAACATTTTCCCATTGCGAGACAGATTGAAGGTTATCTAATCTATTGTCTAAAGGGTCGCCATTAATGTGATCTACTACATATTTATAACCACTTGGCTCACCATTGTTAAAGGAGTAGTATACTAACTGATGGATGTTAATTGCTTTCTGTTTCCCATCAATGGTGAGATTCACTTTAAGGTAGCCAGTTTTACATAGGAATAACTTCCTTGGTCTTGCTTTAAGAAACTTTCCGTTAACGCTAAACCTGTCTACACTCCGTACTCTTCCCAAGTTACTAACTTCGTAGTTATCCGAACAGTAAGTAGCTGTCCATTTTTCTTTCTTCTCTCTGGTAAATAATTTTTTTAGCCAATTCATCTCTCTTTGGTGTTAAAGATTTCTTCAAAGTATTCTTCAGCAGTCCATCTTGACTCAACTGCTCCGTGTCGTGCATCACTGAATGCGTTACAGATGACTTCTTTCTCTCTATTGAGTTTCATCTCTGCTAAACTCTTGGCGACTTGTAGAAGTCTCATTATCTCAAAGTCTCCTCTTTGTTCTGCTCTTGTAGTCTCTTCGTTGAACTGCTCAATCAGTTCTTGCATTGGTGTTTTCATCTCTCTTTGGTGTTAAAATTCTTGATTTATCATTTTCATAACCGATTCTTCAGTAAACCCAGCACCTTTAAGTACTTGTTCTAAAAGGTTTGCTACTTCAGACAAATCAACATCTGAGTGGTCAACTTCCACACTAACTTTTTGGTTGTAGTGTTCAATCGTAATTCTAAATGGTTGTTTTATATCCTTCATCTCTCTTTGGTGTTAAAGGTTATAATACTTTGTATTAGTCATCTCATCCCTCTCTTCTTTACTCAAAAAGAATAGGTTAAGAAGTGATAACCCCGTAATAAAAGCCATAAAGGAAACAAACTTCTCTGCTCTCTCCATATTTTTAGGGTCTTCTTTTTTACACTGCTTGTATTTCTGTTCTAATTTCTCTTGTATTTTCATTTCTCTTTTGTGTTTAAGAATTCAGATAAGTTATCATAAAGAGATATAATTTCATCATCACTGAGTTGATTGACTTGTTCCAATAATGATGCTCTTATCTCGTTGATGTTAAATTGTTTGTCGTACCATTTAGTAATCTCCAAAAGCGGTTCATCTCCGAACTTGTAGGCGAAGCCAATCATAACCTCTTTCTCTTTTTCAAGCATAGGGTGTGCAAGTTCAATTGCATCTTGTACATACATAGCGGCTACAAGGTCTCCGCTCTGTTGTAGTTGTTCGTATTTGTTTTGGAGTTGTTCAATCAGTTCTTGCATTGGTGTTTTCATCTCTCTTTGGTGTTAAAGGTTCTATTAAAGACACAAAACCTTATCGTTCTGTATCATTATTGTCAGGTTATACTCTTACTTTATACAATCTTTTGTCAGGTTCGTGATTTGCGAATCACGAATGTGTACCAAAATGGTACACCTATGAGTAAATGTGGGGAGGTGCCTTCACCACGAAGGCAACGTCAAACCAAAAAATACTCCTCCCCGACATTATAAGTGTTACTGCTCCCAGTATATAAATATCTGATCACCAGTTGGTGTATCCGATTCTTTTTTTGCTGATGACTCTATCGATTCTGAGTCCTCTCTGTCCTTTGAATTTTGACCCATAGAGTTCCTCGTTGAGTCTGGAGTTTGTTTTGAAGTCATCCTTAAGTATTCTGTCTTTATCCTCCACGAAGGTGACCACCCACGTGTCTATCTTTCTCCAAGCTTTTGCCTTGAAGTAAGCCATCTCTACCTCTAGGTAATAGATAGGAAGGCGGAGCCTCTCAGCTCCGCCCCTATCACTGATAACCTGTTTAGAACGGAAGGTCACCGCTTGGTGTTGTTGGGTTGTGTGTCGCCGTAGCGCCGCCTTTCGGCTCCCAAGTATCAAGCTCTAGGTAATAGCTACCTTTCTTTGATTGCTTGATGTCAAGGTTGACCCAACCGTTCTTTTGATGCTTGTTCAGAAAGCTGATAGCATCGTCAACCTTGATTGATTGATTCCCGATAATAAAATCAGGAGCGTTCTCTTTTCTCTTAAAAGAGAATCCGTTTGCAAAAATTTTCTCTTCTGCCATAACTAATTAAATTTAAGTTGTGAGACAAATGTATGTTGTCTCGGATTAATAAACAAATTTATACACTCATATCTCTTGGTAGATAGCAAATGTCTCCGTGCCCTTTGATGGGTCTCGGAGCCATCTCTCGATGTTTCTAACGCCAGACCAAAACTTACGTTCCCCAGAAGAAATAATCTGCGGAGAAGCTTTGTAAACAGCTGTTAGATAGGGCTTAGACTTGCCTTGAGCTACCCAATAGAAGGTATCTGTCTTCGCTACCTGAGTGTAGATGTAGGCTTGGATGTCATAGTCAAAGGACTTGACATCGTACTTGAACCCATATACGTTTCTTGTGGACTTGCTGTCCGTTACGAAGCCGTCACCCAATACATCGAAGAAACCTCGTACCGGTATCTCTTCTATCCAAGTGTTGAATTCAACCTGAGCTTGTCCCTGAAGGAAGTTGCGTACCGGGATCATCTCCCCGGTCTCAGGGTCAACAATCTCGGAGCTGTCCAAACGATTAATCATATCGACAGCCATCTGCCAATCCTCCTCGTTCACCTGAGTGCGCTCACCCGATTCTTGTGATGCCTTCCATTCCTTGTAGGCTTTCGAGGCTCTAGGATTCTTGTACTCGTCTTTCAGTTCAGCGATGATTTCGCTGTCATCAAGAACGTAGAAGCTCTCATCAACCTTTTCCGGTTCGAGTAGCATCATATCGTATAAGCTACCGAAGGTTAGCGCTGGGCTATCCTTTTTCAGTAACCCCCGCACATAGAGTTCAAACAGCTTCATATCCTGCTGTTTCCCCCCATCTGCGGCGTATTTTAGGGCGGAGTAGGACAGGTATGGTTTACCTGTCCGCTCCACCAATAACTTAGCAAACTCCATTAGACAAACTTTCTAAGTGCAGCTACTTGTTTCTCAGAAAACTTGTTGCCGTATTTGTCTAGAATCATCTGCAGTACAGCTCCCTTCTTGTCATCTGGTGTAGACTTCAAGTAATCGATAGACTGCTGGAAGCTGTCATCCTTCTTCGCAGGGGCTTTGCTTGGAGCCGTGGACTTGCCGTGACTGTTCGTAGCATCTGCATCTGCGGTATCATCAATCAGCAGTAGGTTTCCAAGTGCGTACTTCTTACCATAAGAAGAAGCACTACCGAACGCTTGTGGTATCTGCATACCCTTCTGTGCTAGGTCAACGCCTACTATAGCTGTTGCTGAGACTGACGCATCACTTTCGATGTCGTGTATCGTAGCCTTAGAGACCATCACCGGAGTCGTTGCTCCAATGAAAGAGGTGGTTACCTCTTCTTTAACCACAAAGTATACCTTGTACTTCTTATTGAAAGGTTTCAACCCTTCTAAGATGTCTTCAGCTGAACGGAAGTTGTACTTACCGAAGCTGTTGTAACGGCTCTTTTGAGCCTTGAATTCTTGCTGTATCAAAGACAGCTTTTCTCCTAACGTCATATATTTAATTTAATTTAGTTACTTACTCAGTCTTAGCTAGAATCTCGTAGTTCTCTAGTAGACATTCGATGCGTACTACATCCAACAGATTTAGAGCGTCGTAATCTGCTTCAGCTCTATTCTTCATCCTTTCGATTACTACGTATAGCTCATCGATCATCTGACCCTTGGTCATAAGGCTAGTGCCTTCATTCATTTTCTGAATTGTTTCTTCTTTTGTCATCTCTTTTGTTTTTATCTGGTGAATAAACCAAACAGCTTTTGAATAGCTGTTACTATAATGTAACCTATAGCCATCGGCAATAGCATTACGATTATAAATACGGTAACGATATTCATATCCTTGAATACCTGAATTAAGTCTTCTCTCATAGTCATATGTATTATTCCATCCCCTTTTCACGTACCTTTTTAAGTACGCTGTAAAGTACTTCTAAGACCTCCCTTGAGGTCTGCACGGCTTCATCCATCCGTGACTCTTCGTAGTGCTTAAGCTCTTCTGTTATGTCATCCAATAGGAATCTCAAACCTAGCTCAACAGCTTTTAGTTCAGCCTTGCTTAAGCTGTTCATAAATTCAGTTTCCATAGTCAAATCTACTGTTTAATTCGTTAACGTGCAAGCTTTTAGTCTCTTCGTACTTGTCGATCAGGCTTTCTAGCTGTGCCTCTGTTAGGTGCTGGTAGTGTTTTATCTTTGACCACGTGCCCTCTATGAAGGTTATCCCTATGATGCTAGTGTAGTGTATTGTTACACCATCCACGTTCGTTGTGCATCTGTAAGATGTCCCCATAGGAGTTTGTGTGTACACTACTCCGGTTACTTCTAAATCGTATTTCATAGTCATTTAATTAAGTTATCAGTGACCGCCCCTCAATGAGGGGCTTGTTTTATTTCTTGACCCAATAGCCTTTTACCAATAGTTTTCCGTCTTTGTTTCGTAGTCGGATTTTCTTGGTTTCGTCAGGGTTGAAGGTGTCGTTTACCACTCCGTCTATAACAGCTACGTAGTGGCGCTCTACCCAACAAATAATGTTTCCCTTTGGTATCTTGCTAGAGCCTAGGGTTATATTCTCATAAGTCTTACACTCTTTAAATACCCATCCCCAATCTTGCATTTGCTTTCTAAACCATTTAGACCTTGTTCGCACTCCATTGCGTGCAGATTTTTCGCCTCTATGACGATTCTTCTTAGGGTCTTTTGAATTACCTCTTGCTATTACGTTGTAAACCTTTAGATAATCCATTCCTGAAGCTATTGCTACAGCTCGTGTTACGCAGTCGCCTGCGTGTTTCCCGCTGAAGTAGTTTGACCTACCCCCGTCGTTGTAAACCCATTTTTGGCTTTCCATAAAACATTAATTTAAGTTATCAGTGACCGGAGGGCGCAAGCTCACACATTGGCCCTTTGGCCCACTTGCACCCCCTCCTTAGATTATAAATTTAAGTTATCAGTAACCACTAGGCCTAGCCTAGCTTGATAAGATCGGTTTGGCGTAGGAATTCCGTGCGGTATCCATCGCTGAATTTAACCTCCATAAATCCGTTCGGACTCTTATCGATTAAGTGCCCCATACGACCGGTGTTACGGCACATCACCTTGGGCATCGTGCGTTCGGCTTTGACCGGGACAACGATTCTAGTTTCAGGTACTTTGCTGTAGGTTTCGTAGAGGGCATCACCCTCTACGCCAAGCTCCTTTCTAGCCTTGTTAATGGCTTCACGTTGAGCCTGACCTCGTTTGTACTTGTTGGGGTCATCGCTGTATTGGTATGTCCAATCGTGCGCTTGTAACAGCTGTATAAAATCTACTTTGTTCATAAGCATTTTTTTAAGTTATCAGTAACCGGAGGGTGATACCCTCCTTAGAACAATTGTTCAAATACGATATTTGAATCATCAAACACGACCTGAAACAATTCAGTCCAATCCTCGTTGCCTTCATCATCCAATGTTTGGTTGACTACTATCACATCTTCCTCGGTGTAGTGGTACAAGGTGTACTTATCGTTTAGAGGTCTCTCCTCACCATAATCCAAGCTATTTAGTAGCTTGACATCAATTTGCTCAATTGCATTGTCTAGTAGTGACATAAGGTATAAATTTAAGTTATCAGTAACCACCCCTCAACGAGGGATTTTTTTAGCACTAGCCTCAACAGCCTCTGCAAGTTCATCAAATGTGATGTTTCGAGATTCTGCCTCTTCACGTGTTTTGAAGTACACTTTGTTAGGGTCTTCATCGTGCATCTCTTCACTAACGAAGTCCCAAGTGCTCTCCACCACTGTAAAGATGTAAGGGTTCTCTCCATTGCTGTTTAACAGCTCAAGCTCTTTGAAGGATATTCCTTCTAAGGTGAAGTAAGTATCACCTTCTTCGAATGGGTATTCCATAATACATTTAATTAAGTTATCAGTAACCGCCACCCGAAGGTGGCTTTTGCTATTCGTACACCACTTGAAATCTGGTTGGCGTTGCACGTTCAATCAGGTGCTTGATGTAGTCTCTAAATTGTGGTGCATCATCACAATCAAAAGGCGATACAATGACCTTGCAATCATCGATGTTGGCATCGATTTCGTAGTAGTAGGTGTCCTCGTAATTATCTCCTGAGATAATGTACGTTATGGTGTTTCCTAGTTGGTAGTACATTGCGTAAAGCATAGTTCAATAAAATTAAGTTATCAGTAACCGAGAGGCTTAGCCTCTCTTAATCACAAGTAGTCGTTGCATATCTTGTCGTGTGCAAGGTTCTCAATGTAGTCATCAGAGAAACCTTCATCGGTTTCTCTTTCCCAAAATCCTCTACGCTCTCTCGCAGTAGACTTTAGAAACTTTTGAATCAGATCGGACTCAAAAATATCTCCAGCAACAGATACAATACAATCGCAAGACTCGATATTGTCGTAAGGCATTTCTTTATGTTCTCGTTCTACCCTTATACGCTCCCAAGTTCTCGCTGTGTGTATCAATACATCGTTAAAGACCATAGTCTCATTAGCATTAGTCATCATAATACATTTGTTTAAGTTATCAGTAACCCCCTCCATCAGGAGGGTTGCTCATTAAAAATCGATGAGCTTGTCCAAATCAACAAAGGAGTTTCCACTCACCTCTTCTGCACATTCAAAGTGTCTCACAATCTCAATCTCTACTTGGTAGAATTTGCTGGTTTCGGGGTCTTGGTACACCTCGAATTCAACGCCATCTCCATATACGTATTCTAGGCGTTCGATGATTTCGTTTGTTAGCTTTTCCATTGTAAAAGGTTTTAAGTTATCAGTAACCACCCTCCAACGGAGGGCTTTGTTTAGTACTCTATGTAAGAGTCTTTGTGGGGGTACACCACATTGCGGTTTTTGTCAAACATACCACACTCAAATCTGCGTGCCTGTAGTGTTTGAGCTATGTCTATTAGCTCTTCATCGACAGCCCACTCTCTAAGAATGACCTCTAACATCTGACCGGCAGTCCAATGTTCTGCTTCCCGTGTAATTGCATTCACAGCTCTTTCCGAGTGTGAGTCGTTGTGTAAATCTACAGCTGTTGCTTCCATATCAATATAGTTTAAGTTATCAGTAACCGAGGAGCTGTTGCTCCTCTTAGACTACTCGTAGTGGTTATTCAGGTCGTACAGCAAGTACGTAGTAACACACGTTGAGTCGGCATTGATTAGTGAGAGTTCGAATGGCTCACCTTCTTCATTGTTGCCCTCTTTGAAGTCCACTACACTCAAGTAGTCGAATGATTGAGTCACCACCAATTTGTTGTCCTGACCTACAGCTTCCATCAGGAAGATGCTGTCAGGAGTCATTTTGATATCGGTGCGGACGAAATCCCTAGTGGATGAGTAGACCTCTATAGGTCCTTCGTTCGGCTTGGTTACCATTCCGGTAACCTCGTACAAATCTCCGTAGACATTAGGAGCGCAAGACCCAAAGGTCAGCGCTACAATAACAGCTAATAAAGTTTTCATAGTCATCAATTTAAGTTATCAGTAACCGCCTCCAGCGGAGGCTTAAGTCAATCAAGAAAGCCCCTCAAGGGATTTCTTTGCTTTCTTCAGGTACTTGTGGGTAGCCTGAGCAGATTGAAAGTGTGCGTAGCTCTCACCCAATCCAATGAGGGTGTCGAGGTCTCTACGGATGCAATCGAGTAATTCGTTAGCTTGTTTCGGGGTGATTTGTTGCGTTGTCATAAAGCAATAGTATTAAGTTATCAGTAACCAACGGAAGCACCGAAGCGCTTCCGCTGTTATTAGTTGATATGCTCCCCATATCCCGTGGTTTCGCCCCATCTCAGGGGTCGAGCTCGTATGAGCTCAGGGTAGTAGATTGCTACCCCTCATCAGACTGATTATAACTTAGTATCCAATAAGCAAAGAACGTCACTAGACCTAACTAGTCGGAGTCAGCGTTACGGCGCTTTGTCCCTTTTAACTAATTTAAGTTACAGACGCCTCTCGGCGTTTCGTCCTCTCAGGACTCATCAGTGTAACTGCGATACTGGAACGCTATTTTATCTCTTTTCTAGCTTCTTCGATGACTGGAGCAAATGTACTCAGGTCGCCACCAGTTAGGTGTAGCTCGTAGAACTGCTTGGCAAGTCTTCTTGATACTCGTGCGCCAAGGTCATTAGCATTTACCGAAGCGATTTTTACATTAAGTACATCAGCAAATACTTGAGTCAGTGTTTCAATGTTTAGTGGATTTCTCATAAGGCATTTAATTTAGTCGTTGATTCGTTTCAACAATACAATGGTACGACAGCTTTTTTAATTACACAAGGGTTATACACACTTTTTTTCACAATTGAGTATAAATACCTAGGCATCTAAATCTTGCCGTAGTATGACCCGTGCGCACGTAAGGGGCTGACCCAAGGTTGGTATCCATCAGCCCAAAGAAACGCCTGGAGCGTGGATGTGTGAGAGTGTGAGAGTGTGTTGGGTTGGGGTGTATGGTGGGGTGGGGATTGTTCCACCTAAGGACAGAACACCTCCGGCAACTAGTCTGTTCCACCTGATCAGCCAACCGATTGAAAGCTAGATAGTTACATAGCTATAGCTGAACCAGTACTCTAGATAGCAAACGCTAAAAGTTTTGACAATCAATGCTTTATGTGTAGGGGGTGGGTTTGCAGATTCCACTTCGGGTTGCGTGCGCCAACGTTCTATACTATATATTATCCCCCACCTACGTATTACTCATCCCTTTTTTAACGGGTATATCAGTTGTTTAGAGCGCTTTTCAAGGGACAAAAAGCTGTTAAGTAGGATCAAGCCGGTCGGGGGAGGTTTTCGTGCAGGAGAAAGGAGGATGCTGGCAGGAGCAAACAGCTACTCAAAGCTGTGCGAACTGACAGTATCCGTGCCTCTTTTTTTTAGGGATAGTTCTTGCCGCTCTCACAAAGTAGCTGAGCGGGTCTCTGCTTGGGGCTCCGACCCTCCAGCTACAGAATGAGTAATTAGATGAAGCAAGAAGGATTCAAGTGGAAAGAATCCTGATTGCGTGAAGGAATCTAGAGCGAAGTTACAACTTTTTTCGGAGAAAGTCAAATCAATATTTACGGGGGTTACAGAAGGTTTAGCTTAAACTAAACCTTCCATTCCTTCTAGTTTAGGCAAGCCTAACAATATAACAGCTAATTATGCCTCTCTCTATATATGTTATGCATTTTGTACCTTTGCGCTATGATTCTAAAGAAGAAAACAACCAACGATCCTATCAAGATCAAAAAGAATAATGGTAGTGGGTACGATGCTATGATGAAACACCTGATCTCTAAGAAAGGTGGAACGCCACAGCAGTACGAACAGCTAATGGATATCATCGCATATCACGAAACAGGTCCACGTCAGCGTATGAAAGCTGACGCTGTACAGTTGATAAAAGATGCCGAGGGGAACTTAGTACCTCAAGGTGTTGGAAGGGGACTGTTTATGTTTGAGGCTGGTGAGAAAGCAGACGGCATAACTTCAGTGAATAGAACCTACAGAGAGTTCAAGGATAATAACATACCTATCCCTGATTGGCTAGAAGAAGCCTACAAGCAAAAAACACTAGATGCTTCTAAACTAACAGCTGAACAGCAGAAGGTATTGTTTATTGGAAAGTACCTGCAGCATCCTAGTGCAGACCTCGGCAAGTATGCTAGCGGCGATATCACCGCTAAAGACTTCTGGGGTAAGTACCACCACGCAGGTGGTGCGTCCACAGACTACGATCTGTTTGAAGATTCTACGGCAGCCTTTATGGAGAGCGATTACTATAAAGGTGATACAGCTAAGAAGGAGGAAGAAGGGGTTGATGACGATGACGCTATTGACGATGATATGTTCTCGTCTCTGTCTCGTGTAGCACAGATAGCTGTGAAGGCTGCAATGAAGAAATAATCAATACAATAAATAACTATCTTTGCATCTACAAGTGTAAAACTAATACTCAAGTATATACAATAAAGAGAAGTATGAAGACAAAAAAGAAATCGTTGTACGCTAAATATGGTACACTGGTTAAAGCGATGAAACGCTATGAGAATGGCGGAGAAACAGATCCACCAAAGAAAGGCGGAACATTACCCACACAAACAGTTGTTGAAGATAAGCCCGGAAAAAATGAAGGTTTGGTTACAACCTACCAATGGAAAGGTGATTCCTTGAACAAGGCTATTGACAAGGTAGACTTCCTTATTGACTACAACATAAAGGCAGGAACCCTTAGCGGAAAAGAAGCAGAAGCGTTTAGAGAGAAAGCTCACAAACAACTAGCTATGGGTAATATGGGTAACCTTCGGAGTATGCTCACCAAAGGTGATTTTATGTACTACCCGCAAGGTGTTACTGAGGGGACTCCTTCTGGACGCAGAATGCACAGTAAGGATTTCGAGAATCTAAGACTTGGAACAGGATTGGTAGAGGTTGAGCCTACTATGTTATCAAGAACCGATGAAGGCGTAAGCTTCGAGCAACTAACTCCTGAGCAAGCTGCAGAGGTAAAACGTATACAGGAAAAAACTGGTAAACCTCAAAGAGGGGAGATAACAAACGCTAAAACCACTCAGTTGCCTGACGGTACACCTGCTGGTCAATTCTCAGAGGAACAGCTATCACAGTTCGCTGAGTTAGGAGCTTACAGAGATCCTAACGCTCCAAAGCCTAAGAAGCAGTTCCAGCCTAGCCCTGAGTACAATGCAGGGGTTAAAGCTTATCAAGCAGACCTTAAAGCGGCTAACGAAACACTCAGGAACTTGCGTATGGAGTTTAGCCAGCTAGGAAGACTTGGTAAAAACAGCAAGAAGGGTCAGGCTCTTCAAGCTGAGATCGATGCGATTACTAACGACCGCAAGAAGTTGCGCCGACTAGGTAGTGATTTATCAGATTCTAAAGGCTTCGAAAATTACGAGAGCCAGAGAAATGAGATTAAGTTTGAATACGCTTCAGACTTCTTCGATTAATCATCATCCAAATAAAAAGCCCCCTCAAACGAGGGGGCTTTCTTTTTTATAGCTCTTCAGGGTGCCTTGTGTAGATGATCGCTAATCGATCGACGTACTTATTGATACATAGTATACCTCTTAGTCCGGGGCGTTCAAATTCAAATACCTCTTCATCATCAGTCTCGAACAAGAATGGCGCTCCGATTGTAGACATATCAGCTACAATATCGTAGATAGCGTAGATGCTGTCGATGTGTCCGTAGAATGCGTAGCATTCGTTTAGTCCGAATTTTGTTTCGTTGACGTGATCCAACTCAATGCCTAAGCCTTGGAGTTCTTTCGGTAGTTGCTGTGCAATTGCTTGACTCCCCAAGCACATTGCTAAAACGATCATTAATTTTCTCATAGTATTAAAGTTTGATTCTGATACAATGATAAACAAATAAAATCATACCAACCAAAAAAAATGTGAAGAAAATTTAAAATTATTTTCTAAAGTGTTGATTTACAGCTTTGTGCCGCCTTTTGCTCTGGGATCTACAGGTACATTTATTTGCTCCTCCCCAGCCATCTTCCTATAGAACTTGCTGACCATCAGCCTGCCGTTCTGTGATAGCGCATACCTGATACGGTAGCTGTACTTTGTTTCTTCACGAAACATATACTCCTCCATAGTCCCGGATCCAGACAGCCTGTCGAAGTGCTTATATATGTAGCCCTTCGCCTTGAGGGGTTGGATAAGGCGTTGCCACATCTTCCGCTTACTATAGAAGTAAGCCTTCGATGCGTAGTCGATGGTAAAAAACTCTAGATCGTATATAAATACCATAAACCGGATCTCCGCCTCGGATATGTTGTAGTTCTTAGCCATATCACGTAGGGCTAGATTCAGGTACTTCAGGTCGTTGGATTTTATGTATCTGTCCTTGATAACGGAGAAGTCTCGATACATCTTCTTCCTAGACACCTCGCTCTTAGGCATAACATTGAATTTAATATCTTTGTACAAAATTAATATTTATGAGCACGCTCTCAGGACAAAAGATAAAAGATAAGTTCGGGAACCTCCTTCACGTGGAAGGTGGGCTTACCTCAACCACTAAAGATGTAGAGGACGGAACCGGCGACGCATCAGCATTAAAACTGTCAACAACTACGGTAGAGGTGGACGGAACACTAAACTTTACCTCAGCCCCTTCTACAGACAACACAGAATCTACAGCGCTATTGATAGATGGCTCGGATAACGTAGTAAAGCGTGAGCTAAACAGCGTAGCATTTAACGGTCAGGCATTTCCAGAAACGGTTATAGGAACTGTTGAAACAGATCAAGCTATTACAGGATCCACTACTGAGACACTGGTATTTGCAGCTATAGACAATGGAAACGATGGTAAAAGCTTCCACTTATATAGCGGAACATCTGTACTTACTCTTACCCCAGCCAGCGGTGAGGTTCTTGTAGGTCAAGACGGTCTACTGAAGATATCTGGCAGCTTTAGAGCTGTGGTGCCTACCAACAACACAACTATAAATTATACCCTTGAGCGTAGCACAGACAGTGGATCCACTTGGTCTACCTATAGCGAGGTTGATGTAATCAAATCCGTAGGGGATGCAACAGCTGTACAGGTACACTCATTCTTCGGTACCTTCCTTGTTCGTGACGGATACATCTATAGAATACGCATCACTCCATCGTCAAGCATCACTGTCAAGCCGGGAACACAAGTAGAGTTTAACAGACGCCAACCACAATAATGAAAGATAGCCATAGAGACTGCATCGAGGAGATTCAGGAGCTGATGCTCCAGATCCTTGAGGTAGTTAAAAAATACGAACTAGAGGACGAGGTTCTTGTAGCTATGGCTGTGGGGTTCTTGAATATGGACACCGCTGAATTTGCCGCTGATGGTGAGGGCGTAGAAGTAAATATGAATCTACTATCTTCAATATCTGTGGATAGTGAAGAGGAGCTAGACGACCTACTATCATATTTAGTAGAAGCATACAGAATAGAACAGCAAGACAATCCCAGTAACATTAATTACTGGATCAACCGTATGGGCGGTAACGAATTAAATTAAACGAAATGATACGTAAAATAATCATTGGGGTAGACCCCCTGAAAGCTATGGCTTACTATGTAGGTCAGAAGGCCGGAGACTCTAAAGTAGACGCCATCATCCTAGACGATGCCTACCTGCACAAATACAAAGAAAAAAGATACCTAGTATATATAAAGCACCCTAAGAATGGTGTGATGCTATGGAAGAGCGTGGAGAACGTTCCCGTACTTATTGAGTACGACCTAGAGTTTTAAGGAAACTAAATTTAATTTATATGCGTAGTATATACGACTTCTTTGTGCACCTGCCCAAGGCGTTCAATGACGAGATACAGATGGGCGATACCAGCCTATATCTCGACCCGAAATTCAACGAGTTTAAGAACAGAAAGATGGAGGCCGAGGTGGTAGCCATCCCTGAAAAGTATGAGACCAACGTGAAGGTTGGAGACACGCTGTATTTTCATCACCACGTAGTCATTGCCGGTAACGGTAGAGGACAAGTAGTAAAAGATGATATCTACTATGTACGCTTCAACCCTAACAATGGACAGGCTTGTCAAGCCTACGCCTTCAAGTGTAAAGACACCGGCAAGGTGGAGCTCATCTCTGATTGGATCTTCCTAACGCCAGAAGAGCAGAAGGACGAGGAGGTCACAGAATCAGGCATCGTAGTATCTACCAAGAAACCTAAGTACAACCAGTTCGGGTATGTGCTGTACGATTCCCCACGTGTGCAGGAGCTAGGGCTAAAGTCCGGAGATAAGGTGATGATAATGAAGAACACCGACTACGAGATGGAGGTAGATGGACAGATACTCTACCGTGTACATATGGACGATATCTACGCCACTGGATTCTGATGGGACGCAAGAGAATGTTCAGCAGTGTAAGGGCTGGTGAAGAGCTGCTGGATGCTATGGCTCAGGCCATACGCAACATCACCGAAGAGATCAAAAAGCCCGTAGACTCGGACCTCACAGGGTCCGGTCGTAGGGCGGAACTCAAGAGCATAAAAGAGTCAGCTCTAGATGCTAAAGAGTTGATCACAGAATACCAGAAGCTCGAAACAATGATTAAAGAGCTGAAGGAGACTGGAGGGATTGAGGATGCTAGAGATTTCTCTGGCGGGTTAGCAGAAAGGTATGCTCAGCGTTAGTATAAGTGGTGGTGAACAGCTGCAATCTCGCAGTCTGCTTTCACACAATTTGTATATACGTGGGATCCTGTTGCACAGGACGTAAGCATTAACATACCGATGATAACTAGAATAATTTTCTTCATAGTCCTAATGTTAATTTAATGTAAAGCTACAAAATATAATTTAAATGGCAGGTCTAAAAGACATAGAAGGTTACGACGAGAAGGTGATCAACATCTGTCCGGACGATACATCTGGCGAGATAATAGAGCTTGCTGACCTGTTTATACAGCTACCTAAAGTACCGGCAAAGAACAAGATCTTATACCACGACAGACCCAAGAAGGATCAGCGTTGGGAGCGTCAGGAGATGCCTACCGAGCTGTCCAGAATACGCAGTATGGATGAGTGGTACGATATGCCTAAAGAGTTTAAGAAGAAGTACGAGCCATACATCGAGCAAGAATTTGAAAGACGTAAAAAGGGGTTGTGGTTTTTCAATAACGGTGAGCCCACCTATATAACGGGCTCCCACTATATGATGCTCCAGTGGAGTAAGATCGATGCCAGCTTCTATGGATACTATATGCGATTCCAGAGAGACATCTCCTACCATATGGAAGCGTGCTTCATAGACCCTAGGTGCGCTGGACAGCTATACACCAAGTGTCGCCGCTCTGGATATACAAACATCGCTGCCAGCAAGGTTGACGACGTAGGTACGTCAACCTACGATGCTACCATAGGGATTATGTCGAAGACCGGTAAAGACGCACAGGAGAACATCTTTATGAAGAAGGTGGTGGGGATGTACCGACAGTATCCATTCTTCTTTAAGCCTATCCAAGACGGTACCACAAACCCTAGAACGGAGCTCGCCTTCCGTGAGCCGAGTAAGCGCATCACCAAGAACAATAAGACCAGCTTCAAGGGTCAAGCCCTGAATACTATAGTAAACTGGCGCAACACCACCTCCAATGCATACGATGGGGAGAAACTAAAGCTGTTGTTCATCGATGAGGGCGGTAAGTTTGAGAAGCCTGAAGACATCCTAGAGGTGTGGCGCATCCAGCGTACCTGTCTTATGGTAGGGCGTAAATTTGTCGGCAAGGCGATCATCGGATCAACAGTTAACCCACTGGATAAGGGCGGTAGAAACTACCGTGACCTGTGGGATATGTCTAACCCCAACGACCGAAACTCTAACGGTAGGACCAAGAGTATGCTCTATCGCATATTCGTCCCTGCCTACGAAGCCCTAGAAGGCTTCTTTGATATCTATGGTAATCCTGTTATTGAAGATCCTGAAGAACCTGTAATGGGTGTGGATGGCGAACAGATAGATATAGGGTCTAAAACCTATCTCAAGAATGAACGCAAAGGATTGTCAGGTGATAGCAATGAGCTTAACGAAAGCATACGCCAGTTCCCTTTTACGGCAGAGGAAGCCTTCAGAGACTCCACTAAGTCTAGCCTCTTTAATATCGCAAAGATCTACGAGCAAATAGAGTACAACCAAGACCTCTACCCACAGCCCGTAATCAGAGGTAACTTCGTATGGGTAGACGGAAAGCAGGATACCAGCGTAATCTTTAAGCCTGATATCAACGGTAGGTTCCGTGTGTCGTGGATGCCACCTGCAGGACTCCGCAATAAGATGGATCTGGAGCGTGGGAAGAAATCTCCGGGCAACGACTGGCTAGGTGTAGGCGGTGTCGATAGCTACGACCTTGACGCTACAGTTGATGGAAGAGGCTCTAAGGGAGCCTTCCACCTCTACAATAAATTCAATATGGAGTACCCCTCTAATATGTTTGTAGTAGAGTACGCATCACGCCCACCACTGGCTAGGATCTTCTACGAGGATGTGCTAATGGCTGCAGTATTCTATGGGTATAAAATACTAATAGAGAACAACAAGTACGGCATCGCACGATACTTCGAGATGCGTGGCTACGACGAGTACTTGATGGACCGCCCTGAGCATCTCAAGTCAACAGCTAGAGTAACGGTAAAGACTAAAGGTATCCCATCGAATTCACAGGACGTGATACAGGCACACGCACAGGCAATAGAGTCTTATATCCACGAGTATGTGGGTATGGATGATAACGGTAACTACCAGCCTATGTACTTCAATAGAACGCTGGAAGATTGGATCAATTTTCGCATAGATAATCGTACACAATATGACCTTACGATATCTTCTGGATTGGCATTGCTGGCTGCACAAAGAGTCAAGAAAAAGAAAGTTAAAAAAGACAACTCAGACAAGACGTTCTTCAGAAAGGGCAAGATTATCCAGCGTTGATAAAATGGTTATATTTGCAGTTGATAAAGATTCAGCGAAACGATGAATAATCAAAACAAGTATACTTTTCCAGACCCTTTAGCGCCCACGGAAGAGAAAATGAAGAAGGCATACGGGCTAGCGTATGCAAAGTCATTGATGGCTCAATGGGGCGGCATAGATACCGAGGGCAGCCTCTATAAGCGTAGATACAAGGAGTTTGAAACTTCAAGGGCTTATGCCAATGGTACTCAGGACACTACGATCTATAAACAGATCTTAAATTCGCTGGATCCAAACAATGGTGACGGTAGTATGATGACGCTGGACTGGACTCCAGTTCCTATCGTTCCTAAGTTCGCTAAAATCGTTGTTAATAAAATCATCTCCTCATACAGATACCCACAGGTAGAAGCTATCGATCCACTCTCTAGATCAGAGAAGGACGTTAAAAAGAAAAAGGTAGCGCTACGCATTGAGAACAAGGAGATGTTCGAAGAGGCAAAAAAATCTGGACTTAAGGTTGATGTAGATCCGGACTCACTTCCAGAAACACCAGAAGAAGTAGAAATCTTCTTGGACACAAATATTAAGACTGACGCAGAGATCGCTGCACAGCTAGCTACCAATATGACACTCAGTTGGAACAACTTCGACGAGCGTGTATACCGCAGATGTGTGGAGGATTTGGTGAGCTGTGGTATGGCAGTGACTAAGCGTAGCAACGATCCCAACTACGGGATCAACGAAGAGTATGTAGACCCGGCGTTCTTTGTGCACAGCTACACTGACGACCCTACATTCTCAGACATCGTATATGCAGGGCACATCAAGCGCATCTCTATCCAAGAGCTGAAGCGCCTTTGTGGCGACCAGCTCTCTGAAGAGGAGTACCAGAAGATCGCTAAGACAGTGATGAACAAGTACGGTAATAATGCTTCTCGCTTTATGGAGAACTATTACGACCAGCGCCTCAGCCGTTACACTTACGGCTACGATGAGTTTACCCTAGAGGTATTGGACTTCGAGTTCTTATCTGTTGACTCTATGATCTACGAGAAGAAGAAGTCTAGATTCGGAAACATCGGATTCTACTACAAGGGCAATACCTACGAAACGCCAAAGAACAGCGTATACGATAGAGAGCCTGTACAGATGAATAACGCCACCGTGTACGGAGGTATGTACATCATTGGTACAGAGCACATCTTGAACTACGGACAAAAGAACAACGTCCCTAAGAATATCCACGACATCACACGTGCACAGATGTCCTACTCTGTGGTAGCGACAAACATTAGAAATATGGTTCCTAAGAGCCTTGTTTCTAGCGTCATTGGTTTCGCAGATCAACTACAGCTGTCGCACCTAAAGATTCAACAGGCCATTGCTAAGGCGAAGCCTGACGGCATCATCATTGACGTTGAGGGTCTAGAGAATGTAGACCTTGGTCGTGGTGGAGATTTACAACCATTAGAGATTCAAGACATCTACGAGCAAACAGGTGTGTTCTACTACCGCAGTAAGAACCCAGAGGGCGGTTTCCAAAACCCGCCCGTTCGTCAGATCGACAACAGCATTAGAAACATCAACGAGCTTATCGCCCTGTACAACCACTACCTACGTATGATCCGTGATGCCACGGGTATCAATGAGGTGGCTGACGGTACCACACCTAAAGGTGAAGCCTTAGTAGGGGTAAACCAGATGGCAATGGCAGCAGCAAACAATGCGCTATACGATGTTACTAACGCTAGTATGATATTATACAGGAAGGTCTGTGAAGACATTATAAAATGTCTACAGATCCTTCCTTCGCAATCTGTCTTGTATAGCGTGTACGAGAAAGCCATTGGCAAGACCAATATGGAGGTGTTGAACAGCTTCAAGGATCTTCCGATGTACAACTTCGGCATCCGTGTATTATCAGACCTTAGTGATAAAGATCGTCAGTACCTAGAGCAGAATATTCAGATCGCCCTAGGTCAGAGAGAGATAGATCTTGAAGACGCCATCGCTATTAGAAACATCAAGGATGTTGATCAGGCAGAACGCCTATTGATCATCCGCCGCAAGAAGCGTATCGCTAAGCAGCAGGAGATGCAGCAGATGAATATCCAAGCGCAAGCTCAGGCTAACGCTCAGGCATCTCAGGTAGCTGCCCAAGCTGAGGTTCAGAAGCAGCAGGCGCTAGTACAACTAGAGATGCAGAAGAAGCAGATGGAGTACCAGCTCAAGTCTCAGTTGGCACAGCTAGAACACCAGATGCGTATGGAGCTTGAGAAAATGAAAGGCGAGTTTGGTGTGATGGAGCAGCAGATCGAAAGCCGAGTAATCTCTGATAGAGAAGCTATGAAGGAAGACCGTAAAGACGGCCGTGTTAAGAAGCAGGCTGTAGAGCAGTCTAAGCTTATAAGCCAGCGTAAGGGTTACCGAGGCGAGCTCCCCGATGAATCAGATATATTTTCATAAAAACACTAACTTTGCAAAAAACAAATAATAATGGCTCAAAAATTACAGAGAGACGCTAACTTCAATCTTCAGGCTTTTGGTCAGGCTGGATTCGATTTGGTGGCTGCATCAGAAACGGTAAACTCTCATAACTATATTGCTATCACCGCTTTGGAAGACGCTCAGATTGACGCTACCGCAACAGAAGGTGATAGCCTTACAGATATAACAATACCAGCGGGACTCACAATCTTCGGAAGGTTTACCTCTGTCACTTGCGACTCAGGTAAAATATTAGTATATAGAGAGGTACTATAATGTTAGTCTCAGGCTCATCAATACTTACCGGCGGTGTTCTCCGCCCATACTATGTCGTTGCCGCCTCATATTTTAAAAAGCGTGCGGTAGACGATGGCGCTATAGTAGAGTCTATTAGCTGCGTAAAAAATGGAATTAAGTCTATGGGAGACGCAGACTCTGGGCGGGTATTGTTTGACGCATATGATCTTAGAGTTGAAACAGCAGGTGGCTCTACAGAGGCTCGTACTTGCACGATTAACGAACTAAACGAACTATTATAATGAGCAAATTATTTGACGATGCAAGTTTAGTAATGATACCCTCTGCCTACAAGGATGGTAAGCTGTATAGTGTACGCCCTACGGATGGTAGTGGGGATTTTACCTTTAGTAGGGGTTCAAATCTTGCTGCTACTAGGGTAGCCTCATCGGGCTATATTGAGAAGGGTAGAGAGAATCTCTTGCTGCAATCAAATAGTTTTGATACTACTTGGAGTGGGGCAGTAACAACGACAAGCGGTCAAAGCGGATATGATGGTACATCAAATGCTTGGCTTATTCAAAACACTTCGGATTCTGCTTACATAAGACAAACTAATACAACAAGTGGTGTCCTTACTGCCTCAATTTATGCAAAGGCAGGAAATGTAGATTGGATGAGATTTGCGGTTAGCAATAGCCCTATTGTCTCTATTTATTTTGATTTGGTTAATGGCGTAGGATATGGTGCTTCTAACTTAATATCACACGACATTGAAGATGTAGGTAACGGATGGCATAGATATTCGGTATCGTTTCTTGCGAGTTCAATGAGTGGAATGCAATGGTATCCTGCTGACGCCAATAATGATTTAGGAGAAGTAGGAGATAACATCCTAATTCAAGACGCTCAATTAGAGCAAGGCTTGGTAGCAACGGATGTAATTACTACAACCACTACAAGCGTATCGGCAGGTATCTTGGAGGATATGCCTCGCCTTGACTATTCGGGTTCGTGTCCTAGTCTCTTACTTGAACCACAACGCTCAAACCTGATAACGCAGTCAGAGTATTTTGGGGCGTGGAGTACATTAAATTCATCCGTAACAAATAATTCAACCACCTCACCCGAAGGGCTTACAAATGCGGCATTATGTGAGTATAACATTACTTCAAGTAATGGATATATAAGATTAGCTCATACTGCGGCACAAACTATTAGCTTCTATATAAAATATAAAGATGTTCAATGGGTAATGGTATACCTTTCGGGATTAGGTGCAGGAAAGTTTATTGATATACAGAATGGCGTTGTAGGTGGTAATGTTGGTTCGGGTGCAACTGCTGAAATCGTTGATGCAGGAAACGATTGGAAAAGAGTTATTTTAAAATCATCTTCAGCGAACATTACACAAACAAGTATATACGCAGCAGCTTCTGACGGCTCTTATGCTTCAATAACTCTATCGGGTGGAATTTATTTATATGGCGCACAAGCAGAAGATGCGACTTACCCTACCTCATATATACCAACATATGGTTCAAGTGTAACGAGGTCTGTCGATACTTTTGAAGTAACAGGTATTAGCGACCTTATAGATTCTCAAGGAGGGGTAATGCTTTTGGAGTCTCAAGCACTTGATAGAAATCAAGGATATAGTGGCATCTCTTTAAGCGATGACACATTTACTAATAACGCTCAAATTCGTTATGGTAGTTCGACTGACCAAGTTCAAATACAATATCGTGTAGGTGGTGTGAATGAGTGTTTAGCATCCAACTCCGAAAATGATATTACGAATAACCTTAAAATTGCATTTAAGTACGAGGCTAACTCTTTTAAGATGTTTGTTAATGGTGTATTAGAGGCTACCGATACAAGCGGTTCAGTAAATGCAGCAAATACTTTTGACACTATTAAAAGCAATAGAGGAGATGGTAGCGATAAGTATTTAGGTAAAATAAAGCAATTAGCAATCTTCCCAACGGCATTAACTGATAGCGAATGTATCGCCTTAACAACTTTATAAGATGAGTATATACGACAAATCAAGTTTGGTACTTATACCAAGCGGAACTAAAACAGGAAAGGTCTACTCGCAGAAGCCTGTTAGTGGTGATGGTGATTTTACTTTTACTCGTTCGTCTGCTGCTACGAGAGTTAATGCAGATGGGTTTATAGAGAAGGAGACTCAAAACCTCTTGCTGCAGAGTAATACTTTTAGCAATGCGGTATGGGTAGATAATGCAGGAACTTGTACGAGGACATCGGGGCAATCGGGATATGACGGCACTACCGATGCTTGGTTACTTACTCAAGACACGGCAGGATATGATAATATAATTCAATCAGTCAGTTCTTCGGGAGTTAACACATATAGCATTTATGCTAAAGGAAGTTCAACTGCGTTTACATTGCGTATTGCAAACACGGGAGATCGGGTTTTATTTAATTTAAGTACAGGTAGTGTAGCAAGTACATTCGGTAGCAACCTCGTAGACTATGGTATGACCGATGTCGGAGGGGGTTGGTATAGATGTTACTTGACGGCAAACGCAACAATCACAGACTTAAATATATACCCTTACTTTAATAGCACTACTGCAACAAGCGTTACAATCCAAGATGCCCAACTTGAGCAGGGACTTGTAGCAAGAGACTATATAGAAACGACTACTACTGCCGTAGAGGGAGGTATTACTGATAATGTACCAAGATTGGACTATACGGATAGTTCGTGTCCTGCTTTGTTGTTAGAGCCACAGCGTACAAACTTGGTAACGCAGTCAGAGTATTTTGGAGATTCTTCTTGGTCTAAAACTTCATCAGGAAGTGGCTCAAATGCTATTGTAACTGATAACTACGGAACATCTCCCGAAGGTATACAAAATGCTTCTAGGCTACAATTAAATCTAAATGGAGGAACTTCGGGTTCTGACATATCGTATATCGCTTACTATTATACAGCAACAGGTGTTACTACTACCAACAGCATTTATATGAAATCTTTAAGCGGCACAAGTAATGTGCGCATAAGATGTGGTTCAACATTCAAGAGCGTAGATGTTACGACTGATTGGCAAAGATTTGATGTAACAGATTCAAGCACTTCGGATAGGCTTCAAGTGCTTATCTATGGAGGTATTAATAGCGATACAGCAGACTTGCTTGTTTATGCAGCCCAAGCAGAAGCAGGAAGTTACGCAACATCCTACATCCCTACCTATGGGAGTAGTGTGACTCGTGTGGTTGATTCGTGTCTTGCTACTTCAGTAAGCGATTTGATAGGTCAAACGCAGGGAGCGTTTTTTGCTGAATTTAAAATTGAAAATTTAGAGAACTTGGCTACTCGTAGACTGCTTACTTTGAGTGATGGTACTTCAAACACAAGAATGGTTGTATACCTTAATTCTCTAAATAAAATTAGTATCTACATAGTAGATGGTGGTGTTGCTCAATGGGATTATACAGGAACTATACTGACGGAAGGTACTTACAAAATTGCTGTTGGATATGCGGCAAATGATTTCGTATTATATTTAAATGGTAGCGTTGAAGCAAGTGATAGTTCGGGTTCAGTACCCGCAACAAATAGAATTGATATTGGAAGTCAGCTTGGTTCTAATGTAGGTGAGCAACCAATAAAGCAATTATCAGTATTCAAGACACGACTAACAAACGCTGAATTAGCAGACTTAACAACACTATAATGAAAACATTTAGAAAATACTCTTTCGGCAGCAAGGGTGCTGCGACTACAAAGATTAACGCACTAGGAGTCGATGAGGAAGGAAACCCTACGCATAGCCACGCTATCGTACATCTCGGTAACCTCGTAGAGCAAGAAGGTACATACGATGAAGAAGGAAACGAACTCACCGCACCTGTACTATCTTCTACCTACCATATAGATGTATTGTGGGATGGTGAGGCAGACAGCTCTTGGGATGGGCAGCTAGTATGGTGTGCGCCTATGGGTGTGCATACCTTTGGCTCTAGCTCTGCTATTAGAGAATGGACGGAGAAGTGTAAGGAGTTGCATCCAGAATACTTCCCAGAACCAAGTGATCTATAAAAAATAACAGCCTGAAAGTCAATAGATTATCAGTAAAGAGGTTGCAGAAATGCGACCTCTTTTTTTATACCTTTGCTGTTATGAAAGCAAAGAAGAGAGATTCAAGACTTGAACGGGCGGGTGTGAGCGGCTATAACAAGCCGAAGCGAACACCCAATCACCCCAAGAAATCTCACATTGTTGTTGCTAAGGTAGGCGACTCTATCAAGACAATCCGCTTTGGTGAGCAGGGTGCTAAGACCGCCGGTAAGCCGAAGGAGGGTGAGTCTGATAAGATGAAGAAGAAACGTGCTTCTTTTAAAGCACGACACGCTAAGAATATTGCAAAGGGTAAGCTGTCTGCTGCTTATTGGGCAGATAAAGTAAAATGGTAATGAAAGAACCTGAAGATTACTTCGACACAGTTGAGTTTAAATCTTTACCACTAGGTAAAAGACTTTGGCGCAGGGCGGTAATCGCCTTTTGGTTAACAATCAGTTTATGAAGTTAAGAGGCATTAAAAAAGTAAAAGATTTATTCTGGTACAGCGATAGTGAACCAAATGAGATCCTAATCTCATTTTGTCATTTGATAGCATTGCCTGCTAGTATCATTACAGAGCACCATACTCCTAGCTGGCTTCTCGTTGCGGGAGCTATAGCTGCAGGAGCATTTCAGATGTGGGCAGTAGTATGGAATGGTACTTTACGTATGCGTTTATTGGCTGTGCAAGTAGCTACTTTGATTGCCATTATGACTATTGTAAACTTGTGTATGGCGGGTCTTATGGAAGGTAGTCGTACAGGATGGATAGTCATTGGACTATTTGCTTGCTGGAATACAGTTAGAGTATTTAAAGAAAAGGTGGAGAAAGGTGTTTAATAGACTTCGTCAATTATGGAGGTATAGTGATAGCCAGCCTACAGAGATTACGCTAGGCGCAGCTCTTATGGTGCTTGCGCCTATAGCTACTTTTGTAGAACTTGGATTTATGCCTGTTTACCAGCTAGCTCTAATAGCCGCAGGAGTTTATCAGCTATACTGCATATCTAAAGGCAATTTAAATTGCAGGGTTATTGCAGCGACATTAACTTTTGGATTGTACACCACAAGCTTAACTATGTATTTAATGACTATAGGTCTACCTACGCCATCTCATTACGGGTGGCTATTATTAGTTATATCTTCTTTTGGAAACCTCAAAAGATTAAAAACAGAACAGCTACACAGAAATGGATAACATAACACAAATAATAATAACTATTGCTACAGTAGCTGGGTCTGCTGGTATATGGAAGTTCTTTGAAGCTAGGCTCAAAGTCAAATCAGAAGAAAAAAAATCAGAAAGAGAAAATAGTGACGGAGTGCAATACAGAGACGATTTAAAGAGCCGGGTGAGAAACCTAGAGCAGTTACTTGCTTCTAGCGCAGACGAGAAGGATGAACTCCGCAACCAAGTATTAGCACTTACACAAGAAGTATCTGCACTTCGTGTGAAGGTGGAATTCTTAGAAAAAGAAAACGATAGATTAAAAAACAAATAGTATGAAACACCTAAAAGTATTTTGGCTTTGGATCAAGGAAACTCATAAGCGCTTTTGGTGCTATTGGTTAGGATTCACTGACCTAGATGAAAAGGCTCTAGCATCATACGCTGAAGCACGTCGCAGATACTCTAACGTTAAGGAAGAGTTGAAGGATGCTGTAGATGCAGCTAAAGGCAAGTAACAATTATGAAGGCTAAGAAGTCGAGAGTAAACGAAGCCGGTAACTATACTAAGCCAACGCTTAGGAAAAAGCTGTTTAAGCAAATTATGGCAGGTAGCCGTGGAGGTAATCCCGGACAGTGGTCTGCACGTAAGGCACAGCTACTCGCTAAAGAGTATAAGGCTGCGGGAGGCGGCTATAAAAACTAATGGCACTCAAGAAATCACAACAGTCCCTGAGAAACTGGACAAAGCAGAAGTGGAGTACAGCCAGTGGTAAGAAGAGTAAAGATACTGGTGAGGCTTACTTCCCGGCTAAAGCTGTCGCTGCACTGAAGAAGGCTGGGCTTTACAAAAAAGCCACAGCCCAAAAGAAAGCAGCGACTAGTAAAGGGGAACAGTTTGCTAAGTACTCTACTGACATACAGCGCATTGTAAAAAGGTATCGTTAGAATCGTTAATTTTGCAACATTAATTAAATATATATTATGAGTTCAGTTGAAAATGATTTATTGGAATCTATTGAAGATGCTGGTTTTGAGGTAAGTGATACACCAGAAGCAGTTCAAGAAGAGACCACAGCTCCAGCAGGAATCCCAGAAGGCGTAGCGCCTGATTTTGATTTTTCTGGAGGAGAGGAAAATACACAGCCTGTTCAAGAGCCAGTCTCTAATGAGCAGACTGAAACGGTTGGGGGTTACGACCCACAACCACAAAGTTCTTTTAATACGGAAAACAACGTAGAGTCGTATGACAACGAAGATGTTGACGGGCTTGTTATGGGATATCTCAGCGAAAAGCTAGGGATGGACCTAAGCAGTCTTGAAGATCTTCGAAATCCTACAACTCAACGACAAGCAGAGATTGATGAGCGAATTAAGGTAATTGCTGATTTCGTTGAACAAACAGGTCGATCTCCAGAAGACTGGTTCAGATACCAAGCTATGAACCCATCCGAAATGGATGACCTCACAGTGGTAAAGATGTCTATGACAGCTGAATATCCAGACTTAAATTCTGAGGAAATCGATATGTTAGTTGGAAACAAGTACAAGATCGATGAAGACCTGTATACTGAAGACGAAATCAAGTTGTCTAAATTACAGCTTAAGATTGATGCAAATAAATCTCGACAGTCTATTGAAGGTTTGCGTAGCAACTACACAATCCCCGAAGTAGAAAAAGAGACAGCTGTTCAAAGTCCTATTGACGATCAATGGATCAGCGCTATGAAAAGAGAAACCAATGCTCTAGAAGCATTGAGTTTCGAGCTTCCCGGCGGGGAGTTTGAATTTGGAATTAGTGAAGATTACAGAGGTCAGTTAATAGACAAGAATAGCAACATAGAAACCTTCTTTGATCAGTATGTTGGTCAGGATGGTCAGTGGGATTACGATCTGTTTAACTCACACCGAGCCTTGGTGGATAATATAGATGCGATTGCAAAGAGTATTTACCAGCAGGGATTGAGTGACGGACAGCGTAGAATCGTTGATCAGGCTGCAAATGTATCGACAAAGAGCCCGAATGTTGGAACGGGTAATAATACCAATAATTTAGAGCAGCAAATACTTGATGCTCTGAATGTGGACAAAACATTAAGATTTTTATAAAGCCTAAAAAATAAAATACTATGGCATTAGGAACTCCTCCTGTTAATGGCGGCGGCGTCTCAGCAGGATTTAAATCACTAGACCCAGCGAAGTATACTTCATTGGGTGACTTCATTGATGAAGTAAACGCACCAGATAACCGTGACCTTTTGGTTAAAACTTACGGTAACCAAGGTATCACTGGTTTCTTGAAAATGACCGGAGCTGTAAAAGCTAGCGGTTCTAACGACGAAGTACAATACTGGGAAGAGTCTCGTCTTCACAGCAAAGCTACTATCACTCCTTCAGGTACTGCAGACATCGCTTCTGGCGCTGCATCTTGTGAGATCGTAATCGCATCAGGTTCTACCTTCTTGCGTAACAACGACGTTGTATTGTTGAACGGATCTATCCGTGCGGTAATCGACGGTATCTCTGATTCTGAAGGTATTGGTTCAGGAGCTGCTGCTGCATCTGCAACTGCTGTTGCCTTGACTGGATCATTCGGTGAGCTTATCGCAACAGGTACTGCTCAGGATGTGCCAATCGTTGGTAACTTGTTCGCTCAAGGTTCAGACCAGCCTACTCAGTTCATCGAGTCTAACGTAGTTAAGCGCACTAACCCATATATGATCTTGAAAGAAACTTTCAAAGTTTCTGGTTCTCAAGCTACTAACATTGGCTGGATCAACTTGGGTAAAGGTGACTACCGCTGGTACGTTAAAGGCGAAATGGATACTCGTCAGCGCTTCTTAGACAAGCGTGAAATGATGATGTTATTGGGTGAGAAAACTGCTGGATCAGGTCTCTCTATCAACGGAACAAGCGTTGTAGGTTCTGAAGGTTACTTTGCTGCTATCGAAGATCGTGGTATCGTAGCTTCTACAGCTGCTGACGGTGACTTCGCTACATTGTCTGACATCGACGCTATCGTTAAAGAGTTGGATAAGCAAGGTGCTGCTCCAGAATACTGTATCTACGCAAACAGCGCTACTATGCTAGCGTTGGATGATATGGTTGCTCAAGGTTTGGCTACTTCTGTTACTGGTGTAACTACAGGTGCTCAAGCTTTCGGTGCATTCTCTAACAGCCAGCAAGGTGCTATCGAGCTAGGATTCCAAAGCTTCCGTCGTGGTGGTTACACTTTCCACACTAAGTCTTGGAAATTGTTGAACGATCCAACATTGTTGGGTAGCTCTGACTACAACGGTGTTATGATTCCTTTGACTACTGTAGTAGATCCTAAGAGTGGTAATCGTGCAGCTGCTTTGGAAATGAATTACAAAGCTGCTAACGGATACTCTCGTGAAATGGAGCACTGGATGACAGGTTCTATCTTGGGTGTTACTAACGCTAACACTGATAGCCTACAGTTCAACTACCGTTCTGAGTGTAACTTGATTACTCGTGCTGCTAACCAACACGTACTTATCAAGAACAACGGTCTTTAATAGACTATTGATATGAATAGAGGGGGAGGCCAAACCTCCCCCTTATATTCTTTTTGTTTTTAATTATATTTAATACGAATAAAAATGGCAACAGCTAAAGCTAAAGCTAGCCCTAAAGCTAGCGTTTCAAAACCTGCACCAGTTGCAGTACCTCAAGAAGCTAAGTCTAGCTTCAAGATCAAACAATCGTACAACCCTTCTACCACTACCGTTTACGAAGTAATTAAAGGCGGGGGTATTGTATGTAAAATCCCATCAGAAGTAACCATCTTTGACGAAGGCACAGGACGTGTTCGTGCTATCCGTTACTGCCCTAACGAGCCTTCTATCTTTAGAGATGAGCAAGGTGAGTTCGCACGTCGTGAACACATTATGTTCCGTGACAAGATGTTGGCAGTACCTTACACAAAGCCAAACTTGAAAGAGTTCTTGGACAGACACCCCGGCAATGCAGCCAATGGCGGTAGTTCATTTAAGACTATCGACAAGACAGCAACAGCTGAGGAAATGTTACAGAAGGAATTCTCTCAGCACGAAGCTATTTCATTGGTGCGTGAGAAGCCGATTGACGAGCTTTTATCAGTAGCGATGTATCTGAACATCGACATCAACCAGAAAAACGCTGAGATCAAGCGTGAGCTACTCCTAGAGGCTAAGGGTGATCCTTCTAAGTTTATTCAGTTGTTCGACAACCCGCAAGTGAAGTGTCGTTCAGCTGTTGTTCAAGCTACCCAGTACCAGATTCTTAACGCTAGAAAAGATGGTATGTATTGGTACGACAGTAATCGTCTCATCGTAATTGCTCCAGCAGGAACAGATGTTATCGATGTAGCTACTCGATTCTTCTTAACAGACAAAGGAGCCTCGGCTTATGAAAGAGTATTGGACGAGTTAGAGAAAATCTAATTCACTCATTTACATATACTTACAGAAAGGGGTTGCATTTTGCAGCCCCTTTTATTTATTATCTTTGTCGTAGTAAAGCAATTCTATAATGGCAAGTGTAAATCGAGTGTATAGCACCCTCAAAGGGATAGTAAACAAAGACCAGAAAGGCTTTGTCACTCCAGCTATCTTTAACGAGTTTGCTTCAGTAGCACAGATGAATATATATAACAGGTTATTCGATCAGTTTAACAATGCGTTGCGTTTCAGACGTGCTAGTTTAGATGCGGGCAGAGACCTAAGTAAAGATAAGCAAGCGAAGGAGGATCTTAGCGTATTCGCTAAAACAGCCACCTTGACAAAGTCTGGTGATGTTTTTTCAAAGCCTTCTGATCTAGGCAGAATCATCTCTATGAGAACAGCTGCTACATTTAGTGGTGGCTCATATTCTGGTAATCAGGTATCTATCCTTTATGATCAAGACGATATAGACAGAGTGCTCTCTAGCGATCTTTCTAAACCGACATCGACAAGCCCAGTGGCTTTGGTGTCTTCAGACATAGAGATATTCCCTACGGATGTCTCTACAATGGTAATGAGATATTACAAGCTCCCGCAGGGGTTGAACCCCACCTCAGGTGCTAAATCTGTAGACCAGCCTAAGTTTGGGTATTCTACAGCTGTCGCTGGCGTAGAGCTATACTCTGCCAGCTCTAGTGTAGACTTTGAATTGCCTGAGCACTATTTTGTAGATTTAGTTGTAGAGGTAGCACAGCTAATAGGTATTAACCTTCGTGATGCAGATGTTGTGAATTACGCAACTAAAGAGATCACGGCAGAACAAGTTAAATAATGTCACAGGAATCAGTATCTGTAACCCAAATAATAAACGACTTCATCCTTACGCAAGGCTCTGATGACTACGCATCAAACGCTAGCGATACAACGCTGCGTAATATTGCATTGCGTGGGATTAGAGAGATGGGCTTTGATCTTAATAAAAAGATCAAAACAGCCCAGCTCACCGTAGATACAGCTCTAGGGAAGGTAGACTTTCCCTCAGACTTTGTTGCATTAACCAAGCTTGGTGTTCTAGGTACTGACGGTATACTATACAGCTTTGTAGAGAACCCAAACCTCAACCTACTTCCCAACGAGGGACCAGATACGTTATCTGATTATATGGTAGGTTTTGAATCATACGTATATAGAAACTATATCAGTGACAGCTCACAAGGTCGTCTATACGGTCTAGGTGGTGGTCAAGGATCTGGAGAGTATAGAATCAACTTTGAGGAGGGGCGTATTGAAGTAGCCTTGAACACCTCGGTTAATAAGGTACTCATAGAGTATGTAGCAGACGAAGCTAGAGCAACAGACCCATCTGTACACGTATTTGCTGAAGAGGCGCTTAGATCTTATATATACTACCGCATCATCGAACGTAAAAGCAATGTGCCTTACAACGAGAAGATGAGAGCGAGACAAGAATACTACAATGAAAGACGCAAGGCTAATGCCAGAATGAAGTCGTTCGGTAAGAATGACGCATTAGCGATGATAAGACGCAATAACAAACTATCGCCTAAGTACTAATATGGCTCTACATAAGTTAACTCCAAGATACCTTAACAGTGACGATGATGTCCGCTTAGTTAAGAGTACAGAAATGACTGATGCTCTTAACGTGCGTATTTCTTCTGATGACGAAGGAGATGCCTTTGTCATTAAGAACGCATACGGTAATGACGAGATTACGTTAGATACCGCATTGCCTGCAGGTACCAACAAGGTTATAGGTTCTGTAGCTAACGATCAAAAAAACTCCATATTTTATTTTGTATGGAACAGCAATAATGATCATACCATATATAGGTATTCAGCAACAAAAGATGCGGCATACCAAGTATACAAAGATTCTGTTTTAGGTTTTACGGAAAACACTTTTGTAAAGGCTAATATAGTTACATCATTAGACGGTGATGAGTTGGTTTACTTTAGTGCTGCAGACAGCTCACCTAAGAAGATCAATGCATCCAAGGCTTTGCGTGGCGGATATCCTTCTCAGTTTACCTCTGGTACAGATGAGGAAAAGCTGTTATACTTAACGACAGCTAAACAGCCTCCTTTAGATCCACCTACCTACAGTATTGTAAATAACGGAAACCTAAAAGAAAATAGAATAAGCGATAAGGTTTTTCAGTTCGCTTATAGATACATATATCAAGACGGCGAGATATCAGCGTTATCACCATATTCATCTTTGACTACTTCAGTAGCGCAGCTGAGAGATGGATTCAACACTCAGGAAGCTAAGGACTTTTATAATCAGATTAACGTGTTTGTTAAAAACACGGTAGCTGATGTAGATAAGATTCAAGTGTTTGCCAGAGAAGGTAACGATGGTACGTTCTACGAGATCTCAGAGATCAATAACAGCTTCAATACTAACGCTGTTACAGTAGGTTTTAGTAATCAGTTTAAAGGCGGTGCATTAAGCACTATAGATAAAAACAAGCTATTTGATAATGTGCCTCAACTAGCGGATTCTCAAGAAATCGTTGACGGCAGATTGATGTATGGTGGCTACACTGAAGGATACCCTAACTTTCTAGATGTTAACGATGTAGCTCTTGTAGCTAATTACAAAGACACGGAAACGATATACGATATAACTTTAACAGCTACCTCTAGCGGTACTTCGGGAGGTAAAACTATTTTAGACTTTAATGATCTAGATGATTTCCCTACCACATTTACAGAAGAGTCTACAATATATTTAAATGTAAATTTTTCTGGGGATGCAGTGACTTTTAATGGCGGCTCAGGAACAAATGATCCATTGTCTTTTTCTGGTGTTAAAGTTGTTATCACTGATTTAGACGGATCAAATGCAAAGCAGGTAACCCTATCTGAAACTGATGATCCTGTATCATTTATTCCTTCAGGTATTTTTATATCTGAGATGATATCAATTCCAAGCGGCACAAGTAAACTTGGAGCTATGAATGCGATTAGATCTAGATTAACATCAAAAAAATACAATTTGATGTTAGCCCCCACTAGAGATCAAAATGTTGTGTTTACGACTTCTGGTTCGGCTTTCACAGACTTCACCGCTCAGGTAAGTGGTAGAGCTGTTATAGAGCCAAAATATTTATCTTCTTATAAAATCGAATTAGACGTTAGTGAATTAGAGATGTATATCGGAGGTGTTTCCAGCCCTGTGAATAATCAGAATTTGTTAAAGGCTATATTAACTGGAAACCAAGACGTTATTTTAAAAAATATTGCAGCAGAAGGCGGATTCAAGGATGCGGCGGCAGTATTTTTTGAAGGAGGTAAAGAAAGAAGTGTTGTGGCTGCTGGTATTATATCGGTAACGCAAAGCGATGGACTTAATTATGAATTTACTCAACCGTCTGTTATAGGCACTTCATTTACTTCTGCTTCTGTAGATTCCTCAGATAAGTCTTTTAAATCTGGTTCATCTCATAAGATGGGGATTGTTTATTATGACAGTAGAAATAGGAGCGGTGGCGTTCAGGAATTAGGGGATGTTTATATAAATTCTCTAAACAACAGAGCAGACGAGAATGATTTGTATGGAGCGGCCTCTATAGTAATGCGCCTTCCTGATAAAGCTCCAGATTGGGCTAGCAGATGGGCGCCTGTCTATCAAGGTAGAGGTTCGTCTAGGTTAAAAATAATGTACAGTATAGACGGTGCATTTATCCCGTACAGAACCAATTCTAGTTTAAGAAATTCTACAAACAACAATAGAATATACCTTTCTTTAAATTCTGTTTTTAAAAGAAGTATAGGCTATAACGACGCTGCAGGAGCCGATTTAAAATATGCGTTCCAAAAAGGAGACAGGCTTAGAGTCTTGGATTACGATGGCGGTAATAAATTATCAGATGAGTTTGTAGTTCTGGGTTATGAGACTTTAGGTCAAGATGACGATAACCCTATACTAGATACTTCAGCAGAAAGAACAGTTGAAAGAACTACTGGAAATTTTTTAGTCATTGAAGAAAAACCGGGTATTTCAGGATTTACCTCTACTTCTATTATAAATAGAGATACCAACTGGAATAAAAGATGTGTAATAGAAATTTATAATTCTGAAATTGATGATTCTGAGATATATTATGAAATAGGTAAGTCGTATCCTGTATCATCTGGAGTTCATTCAGGTGAAAGAGACGCTACTACTTTAAATCTAACCGTGTCTACATCTTCTGGCGATACTATATCAGGAACATCAGAATACAAGCTATTTAAAGGAGATATACTTACTGTAGGGTCCAATACCATAACTATTACAAACAGCTACGTTAGAAAAAATGTGAATTACTTTTTCGCTACTGATAAATCAGCAAGTCCTTTAGCTGTTGGATCTTATACAGGCGCTACAGTCAACAACCCCGAAAAGGTTGTTGACATAAACCTAGGAGACGTTTACTTTAGAAAGAGATCTTTATTTACATCTATAGCTAATGAGAAGCTGATTACTGGTCAGAAATCAAATATCCCGACTATTGGTATTGTTAGATATATAGAGGATTATAGCGTTAGTGATTTTTTTACCTCTGAGAGCTCTTCTATAGGCAGATCATTAGCACCTATACCTGACGCCAAAACAGTTAAGCGCAGCGGCTCTATAACGTATTCAGAGCCATATTTATATGAAGGCACATTTAATGGTTTGTCTTCATTCAATTTGTCTCTAAGTAATTTTATGGACTTGGATTACGAATACGGCTCAATAAAAGGACTGGAAGGATATAATCAAAGACTATACTTCATACAGGAAGGAAGAGCGGGTGTGATAGCTGTAAATAGAAATGTAATACAAGCTAGCAGTGGAGATAATCTTGTGGCATTATCTAATAACGTACTTCAATCAGAGCAATATTATGTCGGAGAATATGGAACCTCACACTCAGAAAGCGTCTCTTCAAGAGATGGTATGGTATATTTTGTGGATGTTAAAAAGGGTAGGGTACTACGAATCGATTCGCAAGGGATTACGATAATTAGCGATGCTAATATGTCCTCTTACTTCAATAGTAAATTTGATGTAATTACAAAGTACTCACCTACGAGCGTTGTCGGAGGTATAGACGTAGACAACGATGAATACATACTATCATCTAATACTATCACTGAAGCACAGGTAGCAATCAATACAGATGAATATGTTTACACCACTCAGTTAGATGGTAGCGGCACAAAAGTATTAGCGCCTGTAGCTATAAACAACTCAGCTGTATTTAGTTTTAATACAGAGGAAAGAACATTTGATGCAATCTGTGATCAGTTTGAAGATAGCCTTCAGGCTATTGCTTATCTAGACGAAATTGAAGATGGCGGCTCTATATTTATAGACTCGTCGGGGGTTGAATCAGCTACACTATATGGTGTAGCTACAAACTCCAACTTTGATTTCTTCGTTGCTATAACTGTTGATCCTCTTGCAGGAACATTTGTATTTAACAATGCTTATTGTGCTTCTGATGATACTGGATCTATAAATTCTAGTGGTGTAGTGTTATCTGCGTTCACCATAGCTTACGGAACAAACGACAAAGCTTGGACCACAAGATATTCGTTTACTCCAGAATCTATTGTATCTTTAAACAGTAATATGTATACATTCAAGTCAGGAAAGATATACAAGCATAGTGAAGATGCTGATAGAAACACCTACTACGGTGGAGCTGTTGCAGAGTCTATTGTTGAAGCTGTGTCTAACCGTGAACCTTCCGCCATCAAAAGTTTTGAATCTCTATCTCTAGAGGGAGATGCTACTTGGCAGGTGGTCGCTACAACGACCAACCAAACAGCTACTTTAGCGGGGACTGTATACAATCCAGACACAGCGCCTAGCGGGGTATGGACAGAAAAAGAAGGCTTTTATTACGCCTCTATTCACGGAGACACTACATCTCACGGATCGTCTATAACTTCTGTTACTAGCACTAGCGAGATATTCGCATTGGGTAATGTAGCTTCAGATGTTGTTGGAGGTAACAGTGTTACCTTCGACAGTGCGATAAACACAATGCCATTCCCATTAGGCTCTACCGCCACGGTATATAAACTTAACGGCTCACAGTTGGACAGCCTAAGTGTCTACCCGCTGTCTATAACAGCGGAGAAGACACTTACACTAAGTGGTAATGTCACGGTATCTGATGGAGATCTATTAGTGGTTGTGGGTAACAGCTCTATTGAAGGGGATCAAATCAGAGATTATTATATACAGCTAAAACTTACAAAAACAACTTCGTCTCCAATTGAGTTGTACGCTATTAACACAGTATTTGCAGACTCTAAGTTGCATAATTAAAATTAGTATTTTTGCACTATGGCAATCGATCCAGTAACAATATCATTACTAGCGCTACAGGGCGCTACAGGATTAGGTAAGACTATTTATGGCGCCACCCAAAGAGCGGCTGGTAGAAAAGGCTTAGAAGATGCCTATGTAGCTCCAACGGGGAAGCCTAAAGAGTATGCCGAATTGCTAGCTCAAGCTAGGCAGAGCGATGTAAGACAGCGACAGCTAGACGAGATAAACAAGTCTATGGCTACCTCTACGGAAGCTTTGCAGCGTGCAGGGTCACGAGGAGTGATCGGGGGTATTGGAGCTGTTACAGAAGCTGGCATCAAAGGTCGTACTGGGGTATTGGGTCAGCAGCAAGCAGATATAATGGCTGCAATGCGTGCTAATATTCAGGGCGCTGAGAACCAACGTACTAGAGATGTAGCAAGAGAGAATAGAGATCGTGCAGAAGCAACAGCTGCTATTTCAGCAGGAACACAAAATATTGTCGGCGGTCTTACAGATATAGCTAAGACAGCTATGGTGGGAATGGATGCTATGGGTGAAGGTGGAGAGAATAAAAGAGCTGCAAGAAGAGATGCTCAAAGACTTACACAAGAAGCTCAAGACGATCAATTCAAAGAAGTCTCAGCTATGACTGGCGGTAACCGTTTCGAAACCCCTACTTTATCTGAGTTTAAAAAACTTGCAGAGGGTGTAGGTGAACTAGATGTAACTGAAGCAATGCTAGAAGAAGTTCCAGAAGAATACGACGGGGGAAAGGCCAATGGCGGTGTGCAGAAGACACCGGGTGCGTTTTCACATAAAACGAACCCTATAGATATTATGAAGGATGGCGCTAAGATCGGTGAAATGACTGGCGGCGAATACATATTCAACCCTAGCCAAGCTAAAAAACTAAAACAGCTATCATCTTCTGGCAACTCAAAATTGCATAAATTTGTAAGCTCTTTGCTGAATAAACCACAATTTAAGTAATGTCAGATTTCGTACCAGCAAATATAATTGAGACACCAGATTTCGCTGGTCTCGCTCAACAGCGCATCAATCAAAAGAGACAGGATGAAGCTGCTACAAATTCCTACTTAGATAAATTCGTAGAGGAGAAGAATCTGTACTTAGACGGAGACAAGGAAGCTGTTCAAACAGCTTGGGACAAGGTACAAAGCGCTATGGATATAGTTGCGGAGAATGATAACCTCGAATCCAGAAACAACTTAAAGAGTGCATACGCAGACTATACTCAGATAGCAGGTACTGCTCAGGTGCTTGCCAAAGAGCACCGCAAGCAAGTAGCTGCTTTTAATGCGGATCCTACTAAGTTTGCTATGAGTGGTAGTGAGTTTTTTGAATGGGATCGAAGCTTCAAAACACAGAAGCGAGATCTTGCAGATATGGTAGCTGCCCTAGAGAATCCAAATGCATTACCTTCAGCGGGATCTTACGCCTTATTAAACCCTTACGATCAAGCTAGAATACTACAGAAGGAAACCTCTAATGTGGTTTCTACATTCTATGACAGAAGAGGTAACCTAGATGTAGATGGATTAAGAGAACGTATTACAGACATCGCTACTAAGAAGATGTCTGGTTCTCCAGAGGCTTTAGAGCGTGCTGCTATATGGGGAGCAACAACAGCTAACAACCCTCAATCTGGTTTTGCCGGTGACGGTGACGGAAGAATCAACAGCTTAGAAGAGCTTGAGTTAGTTAGAAACTCTGAGAACAAGCAAGAATATATCGACTTCTACATAAATTCTTTAGTTGATAATTACATTGATCTTCTACCGCTTAAGGTAGCTCGACCATCACGCCCAAGAGGTGGTGGATCGGGTGGTTCTACAAGATTAAAGAAGATGAGTGAAATGACACAGGAGGTCTACACTGGAGCTGTTGATGGTCCTTTTGCAGAGAGTGATCGCAGGGACCGTAGTAAATATGTTGAGATTAATTTCCTGACACTACCTGCTAATGTAGATGGGGTATCTCAAATAGGTATGGGTGCTGACGGTGAGATATATGTAAATGTAGAGGAAGAAGTTGAGGTTGAGGTACCAGCAGAAAACGATTACGAAGCCCCAACGACAAAGAAAGAAAAGAGAATGGTCTACAGGCCAGCAACACCTTTAGAGATAAATAGGATTCAAACTAAATATCAATACACTTACGACTTGCAACCCTTGACTCAGAAGCCCAGCTCTAGTGAAGGAGCCTCACAACAGGGCGGAAGAGGCGAATTAGATTAATACTAAGGTATGGACGACGAATTAGTAAAACTTTATGACCTTCTTGTACGAGAAGGTTACTATACTAAAACTTGGGAAGAGTTTGCTTTCAAGTATCTAGAGGAACCAGAATATAAAGAAAAGGTTTTCGATGTTGTTAGCAGAGACGGTTTCTATACTAAGAGTAAGGAAGAATTCCTTAATCAGTATAAATTCCCTGAGCCTATAGTAAAAAAAAAAGACGACGCTATTCCTTCAGTATCTTTGGATGGCGATTCGACATATACAGAACAACCTGAGGATGCGTTCTTCCCTCAAGATACAGTAGATAGTGAAAACATAAACGATTACTCACTTGACTTTTCTAAACAGCAAAATATTATTCGCAGCCAAGAAGATGTAGAAAAGGCATCGAATATATTCAACGAGGAAACCAAGAAATATAAAGAAGATATAGATTCTTGGACTGCCCGTGCTCAAGAGATTAAGGTTGAATACAACGATAAATTTGCAGATCTTACAGAAGAGCAGATAAACACCGATCCAACTCTTAGATTAGAGTACAACGATTTTAAAGAGAGAGACATAGCACTTCAGCAAGAGTATGCAGATCTTGTTGAGAGAGAAAAATATTTCAAGGAACAAGGCGCCCGTCTAGATAAGATGGTGGGTGATTTCGTCGATGTTCAGTCTCAGAAGGGTAACTGGGCCGGAGGTATCTGGAATAGTGTTTTATCAGGTGTGGGTTCTATTTCTGCAGGTCAGATGAGTATGCTCACAGACTTTATGGTGGAATACTTCCCAACACCAGCGATGGGAGAGAAGGGCTATAGAGAAACATTTGTAAGTGCTGCAGAACAGTTAGGATATTCAGACTACCTTCCTGAAGGTTATGAAGATATGACTGTAGCCGAGATTAAGGAGCAAATGAAATACAGTGTTCCAGAGGAGCCTGCAGAAACAACTGATGCTTTCGGATCAGAGTTTGGTCCAGTTAGCTTTCAGCAATATGGTACTCGCTCAGCTGGAAAAACCCTTGGACAGATTATAGACGAGAAGGCTAAAGACAACGCTAAGAAGGGCGTAAAGTTTGGCGAAGGATACTTCAGAAACCCCTATTCATTTGTGGCTGCGAATACAGATCCAGAGATGGGTATTGTAGATGCGACACGTGCAGGTGCTCGTGAGCTGTTTGGAGATAAAGGAACCACAGAGCAGTGGCGTGATATGCAGAAGGAAGGCTTCTGGGGCGGTGCTATTCTTGGACTTGCTGAATCACTACCTGCTATGGCCGGTGGTGCTGGTCCTATGGGTTGGGCTCAGCGTACTGCGAATATGTATGCACTAACAACAGATCAGTTGAACCAAGAGATGGAAAGCAATCCAGAGTTTGACGATATATCTGAAAGTGAAAAATACTACATTACAGCTCCAGTTGGTGTAACTGTCGCTGTGCTAGAGACCTACGGTTTTAGAAACGTCATAAACCAGAAGGGTCTACTTAACGGCTTAGTAGCAAGAGCCCTAGGCAGATCTACAAAGTCAACGTCAGCCAAGACATTTTCTCAGTTTATTAGAGAGGATGTTGAGGGTATGATGGCTCGTGGTATTCTTACCGTAGGTGCGGGGGGTCTTGCAGAATTCGAAACAGGTGCAGCGCAACAGGCTGCTGAAATCACCATAAAAGAAATATACAATATCTCCAAGGATAAGGATATGTTCCAGACTCCTAACACTTGGATTGAATTTGCTGGTGAAGTCTTAAAGGGTGGCGCTCAAGAAGCTGTAGGTGGTTTTGTACTGTCTACTCCGGGGGCTGTAATTAATGCAGTGAATAACAAAGAGATGAGCTTGATAGACGATGATTCGTTTAATATGCTCAAGGATATGTCCGCTGACTCTGAGTTCACTACTATGTATGGTCAAAGTCTAAGACAAAAAGTCTCTGCTGGTGAGATGACAGAAGCTGAGGCGAAACAAAAGTTTGATGAGTTTAATAGAATCATTGGCGTAACCACACAGATTCCAACCGACTTAAACATTGCCGATCAGAAGAAAGCTCTTGAGCTTCTTGTTGAAAAGCAAACTCTTGACGAGCAGATACAGGGTAAAGATAAAAACCTTGTTAAGGATAAGACTGACAGAATAAAAGAAATAGATGCTGAGTTGGTTAATATGGCTGAGCGAAGAAATGCCACATACCTTCGTGACGGCAAGTTCCTTAGCAGAGAACAATTTATACAACAGCTAGAATCAGCTACCCCTGAAGAGATTACTCAAGGTTCTTGGGAAGCTACAAATGATTCAGAGGTGACAGATCTATTGGCTGATAAGTTTTCTGCAGTAGAGCAAGAAGCTGCTGTAGAGGAAGTCCCTGCAGAAGAAGCTGTTGCTGAGGAGCCAGTAGTTGAGGAGCCAACAGTTGTAGAGCCTGTGGTAGAAGAGGCTCCAGTCACAGCTGAAGAGGTTCTTGGAGAAGAGGCTCCAATAGCCGAAGCTCCTGCAGAGTTCTCAGCGGAAGACCAAGCTGCCATATCAGATATCAATACAGAAATACGTGAGTTGTCTAGACAGTTCGGTGTAGCCGAAACTGTCGAAGAAAAGCAAGAGGCTAGATCTAAACTTGTAGATGCTAGAAGCAGAAAGGCAGCGATCGAAAGTAAATACTTAGAAGATGTTAGTCAAGAAGAAGCAGGGGTACCAAGTCCTGTCGAAGAAGGGCAAGCCCCTATCCAAGAGCAACCTATCGAAGAAGCAGGCGTTGAAGAGGTTGCGGCAGATAGAGATGTTCAAGCACCTGAAGAAGTAACAGCTGAAGAAGCTGTTACAGAAGAAGTACCAGTAGAAGAAGCTGTTGCCGAAGAACCTGCTACAGGGCGAAGAAGATTCCCTGAAGAGGAAATGACCTACGCCACAGAAGAAGAGGCGATGGCAGCAGCGGCAGCCCTTCAGGAGAGATTGTCCGTAGAGGATCCAAGCCTACTTGTATTATCTACTGAGACAACTGGTAGAAGAGGCAAGAAGACATATGGCGTTGACGTAATGGTTAATGAGGCTGTAGCGGAAGAAGCAGCTGTAGCTGAAGAGCCAAGCGCCGATAGACAACAGCTAGAGACCAGATCTGTAGATGCTATCAACCTTAGCGACAAAGCACCACAGATGATTGAGAGTTTCAATAGTGCATTATCGTCTATTGGTGCTGCCCCTGTAAATGTATATGTAGTTAGCGATGCTGATATGCAGAACGTTACAGGGTCTTCGTCAAGAGCTCAATTCAGAACACTTGAGGATGGTACATCTGCAGTGATAGTAAACGCAGACAAAGCCAGCCTAGGTAGCTTGTCTCACGAGATGATGCACGCTTATGTTAAAGCTGTTGACCTAAACTCAAAACAGATTGTGCGATTCACTAATGAGGTGAGATCACAATTAAGCAAGGGTACCAAGGTAGAGAAAGCGTTAGCCAATAAGCTAACAGCTTTCCAAAAAGAATACCTCAACAGAGAGGTGTATGGCAAGGGTTTAACTCTTGAGGATGCAGTAATTGCTGAGGAGTTCTTGGCTGAGTTTGTTGCAGAAGTCAAGGACGGCATTGACGTACAGAAGATGTCTCTATCAACCATTGAGCAAATCAGAAAAGCTGTTGTTAGAATACTTAACGATATACTAGGACTCAAGATTGACGATACAGCTATCAAGTCTAAGGAGGAAGCGTTTGACTTTATCAATGGATTCTTAGATGCTATAGAAGGACGTACAGCTGTTGCCGAGGAGGCCGCACCTACAGAGGGTGCGCCTATAGAGGAGCAGGGGGAGTCTGGACAGGTAGGTACTATCATCATCCCTAGAGAACAGATCAAAGTCATCGACGCCCCTAAAGCGTCTGATGACCCTAGAGGATTTGTCAGCAAGTTTGTTACCGACATAGATATCAATGAGCTAGAGGGTAGAAACTTTGTCACCAATATGTATGACTATACTAGTGCGGGTACAACCGAGCTAGGTAATGGTATTTCTATTGAGCTGTTGGGTGGTAGAAATTATGTACCTCTAATGCTTGAGCGCAATGGCAAAGAACTCGGCGAGGTTTCCAACCTAGCTGCGTTCAACTCTGAGTCACAGGCAGAAGGGTTCATCAGAAACGCCAAAGAAGGTAATGCTGATCTGTTCGCCCCACACTCAGGAACCTTGACAGATTCTTGGCAGTTCCAGCATCATATCTTTGAGGAGCTAGTAAAGACAGTGCTCGACAATAAGATTATGAGCAAGGCTAGATTGATGGAAGTGTTTAACGAAGCTATCAAGTCTAAAGAAGGTGCTAAAGCATTCGAAGCGTTTAACAAGAAGAATAACTCTAGACTCAAAAATCTAAACTCGTTTAAGAAGAACCCTATGAAACTAGTGGAGCTTCTTGATGCTGAGAACAACTATTCTCCTAATTTACGTAAAGCTCTTAACCAGAAGATCGCTGCAAGTAAAGAGTTCCAAAGCGCTATCGGTATTAAGAACTTGAATCAGTTCTATAATCTTATTGCAGACCCGCTTAATCAAGGTGTTGAAGGTGGTGAGATTATGAGCTTTGTAGAGTTTGATCCCAATACCTTCGAGATATCTAAGACTAAGCCGGGAGATCCAGATCACCACCCATCATTTGGATGGACTGTTAAAGCTGTAATCAAAAGTATCTTACAGCCAAACAAATACTACAAGTCTTACGACTTGACTAATGAGTACACTAAGTACAATGTGTCTGGACCAGAGGTATCCACTAAAGCGGATCCTAAGTTTGCTGTATCTAATGTTACGTCAAGCGCTGGAGCTATTCCAAAGGTAGCTAAGGTACAAGCTAGAGAACAGATAGACTTTGCTGGTTCTGAGATGATCAATGAGTTTAGCTGGACTGAAGAAGTAGTTGATCCCAAAACAGGAAAGTTAAAGACAATCAATAGAACAGAGAAGAGTGATAAGCCTATTGGTATCAAGTTCCCTGATGGTACAGTAGCTCTAGTTAGATCATTTGATGCCGAGCTCAAAGAAGCACAAAGGGTACTCAAGGAGGTTAGGGGTGGTATATATGCTTATCTAGATGAAGATCAGGTTAAGGATAGAATAAACCAGATAAAGAAACGAATCAATCGCAATGACTTGGTTGTAGAGCTTATTGATGGTGATATGAAATACCATAAGGCTGCTAAGTATGGACGTTCAGCTATGCCTATGGGTAGTATCGAGCTAAGTAATAACCATTATAACTACTATTTCCCTAGGGTAGCCAAGATGTTGGGCAAGGATCACAAGGCTGGTCTTATGTACTCTCCAGATAATACAAGGGGTACTAGCGCTGTTGAAATCTATGAAGAGTTTCAGGGGAAGGGTTTTGGTTCTAGGTTGTATTTTTCTGCACTTAGATTACTCCGTGAGCAAGTGCCGGGGGCTAGATTAATATCTAATCACGACTTTAACGTGAGAAGAAAAGCAAAAAATTTCTGGAGAAGTCAAGTTAACAACGGTCTAGCTAGAGTGATTGCAAACACAGCTACCAAAAAAGAGATAGAGCAATTAGGTGGACCAGAAGTGTTAAAGCAACTCAAAGATATCGGCGCTGAATACACTGGAGACATCTACGAGCTGTTAGACCCTACAGAGCGTACTACTCCATCAGAGCAGTACGATGTAGTTGATGAGACTACAATAAGAGAGCAGATAGACTTGAGTATCGAAGAAGTAAAACAAGAAGAGAACGCTAAGGAAACATACTCTGCTATTGAGAATAATAAAGAGGGTGTGTTTAGATCTCAGATAGACAATAAGGTAGATCAAGATGTTGCTGCCTCAGATACTTGGAAGTCAAGAGAAAGAAATGCTTTCGAGCGTTTTGTAGATCTTACTAGACGTAGAATACAAGACAGCTACAGAGATATCATTATCATCCAAGAAGATATTGAGTACACTACAGGTAAGCCTGTTGGCCTAGACCAAGACTTCCGTAATGCGGAAGTATTGATGCACGGTAAGGCTAAGAGCGAGCTAGACAAAACAGAAGACAGAATAAAAGATATCGTTGGCAAGATCAAGAAGTCTGGTCTATCGGTAGACGATGTTAACGAGTTGCTGTATGCTATGCACGCTCAGGAGCGTAACAGATATCTTCGCACTATCTCTACAGATATAGGCAAGAGCCTATCTGAAATGAGAAAG